TTATTTGCTTATTGTTAGCAAGTAACACTCTTTTGTTAGTGATTCCGTTGGGATTACTTAACATTTTACCGATATATGGCGACCGTGTGTAATGATGTGAATATATCGGTGTAAATGGTTGTTGTATTGCTATTTATTGGTTTTGACTTTTACGGGTTCGTATAGCTGTGTATAATTTATGTCGCCAAAATATCGCCAAATAAAACGGGTTGTGTATCTTTGCCGTAAACTACTGCGATGGCAACGATATACTACACCTTATCCTCGAAACGGAATGCGCTTGGGCAATCTGAGATCATGATGCGTTTTTCGCATGGCAAGATCAACCAGCGTGCAAAAACGGGACTTTTCGTCTCTTCTGCCTATTGGGCCGATGGGGCAATCCGGATCCCGAATTTTCGGATGAGGCCGTCCGCTGAGGTACAGGCGGAGGTGAACGATTCCGTGGAGACGCAAAAGCGGTTGGCTGAAATCACGTCGCTTGTGAGTAGGGCTTTCAACGAAATAGGGCGGGGAAGCGTGCCTCCGAATTGGTTGCGTTCGCTGGTGGAGGGGAAAGACGATTCAAAGGAGGGGAAAACTCTATGGCAGTATTTCGATGATTTCCTTGGCTCCCGGCTTTTGTCCGTCGGACGCATGAGGTCCTATCATGTCGTAGTCAGAGCACTTAAAAGATTTGAACAGTATAAGCGGTTGAAATCCCCTTCGTTTGCCCTTACTCTCGAGAATCTGGCCTGCGTGGATATGATTGACGATTTCGAAGAATATTTCCGCAATGAGGCTCGCCTTGCCGGAGCGGCAGGTTTGTATCAGCGGGTGTCGGAATCCCGTAAACCGCAAGATCGGGGACTGAACACCGTGAACAGTAAAATGGTCATGTTGCGCGCGTTTCTGAACTGGGCCGAGACGAATGGGTTTATAAATCGCAATCCTTTTAAGAAACGCCGCATCGCACCGGTGATATACGGTACGCCGATTTATATTACGCTCGAGGAGCGGACCCGTTTGCAGCATGCGAATTTATCGAGGCATCCCGGAATATCGGTCCAGCGAGATATATTCGTCTTCCAATGTCTGATCGGTTGCCGGGTGGGGGATTTGCTTCAGTTGAAACGGGATAACGTTGTGAATGGAGCGATCGAGTATATTCCGCGTAAGACCAAAGAGGGGCGTCCCGTAACCGTGCGTGTCCCGTTGAACGATACGGCGAGAGCCATTATCGAGAAATATCGGGATTCGGAACGGCAATCGTTGCTCCCGTTTATTTCTTCGCAGAAATACAATGAATCTATCAAGCGGGCGTTTCTTGCCGCCGGACTGAAACGCCCCGTGCAAGTGCTGAATGCCGTTACCCGGGAGCCCGAGATGAAGCCGCTTTATTCCGTGGCTTCGTCGCACATGGCGCGCCGGACGTTCATCGGCAACTTGTATAAGAAGGTGAAGGACCCGAATCTTATCGCACAGCTTTCGGGACACGTAGAAGGTAGTGCGGCATTCGCCCGTTACCGGGATATAGACGAGGAAATGAAGATGGAACTCGTCAATTTACTGGACTAAATTTTGCCGCAATTCCCATACGACCGCTTCGTGAATAGGCGTGCACCACTCGCTGATTTCGAGCAAGGACAGCAGGTATTTGGCGTATTCATTCATGGATTAGACAATTACATTTACAACAAACGAAATCGTGAACATCGGCCCATAACAGGCTGTTCACGTCTCCGGTCAGATAGGCGACCTCCTCTCCCTGCATTGGCATTCCTGAAGCGGCTGCGATGTCGTCGCAGAGGTGTCTGAGTTCGTGTTCGAACGAGTTGAGGAATTGCGCCTGCGAGGTTGCGAGGCCCACGACGACCACGGACCGGCGCATCGTCTTGTTCGAGTAGGTGAACCCCGAATCCATATCCGCCCGCAGGAGGTTTCCCCTCACCCGTTCCAGAATCGTGCTGGGACACTCTATCTCCTCCAAAGAGGAGAGGATAGAGCGCGTATGATAGCCATGCACGGCGAAATAGAACCGCACGCGCCATCCATACTTCCCTATCCTCAAATCCCGGATTTTCATAGCGTCGAATATACCTTTTCGAACCGCACCCACGCTTCGGCCAGCCGAGGCCGGCACCTCGTCCGGTTACAGCACATCGTCCCAGGGTACATTTGTTCCCGACCCGATCAGATCGGCGAAATAGCGCGTGAAGGGCATCCCGGGATAGGCGTCCTCGTCGTCGATGTAGTCCTTTACGAATCGTGCGAGCTGCTGCTCGTCTCCGATCGACGATCCCCAATAGTCGGACTTCGCCATGTTGGCGACATATACGCAGTCGTATCCGTTATCGTGCTTGAGGACTATTTCGTATGTTTTGAGCAGCTTGTCCACCTGCTCTTTGGTGAGGGGTTCGAGCTTTTTCCCGTTGCGGTCCTTCATGCGTCCGACGGCGAATTCGCACATCTTCTTCGAGAACGACCATCCGTTCTTTTCGAGATATGCCCGAATGTCGTCCGGCATCCTGTCGTGTGCATCCAGTCTTTCTCTGTCCATACTTCGGAAGTTTGAAGAGAGGGGATTTCTCCCCTCTCCGGATTCTACTTAGCGATAGCGGTATCGCGAATAAGGACCCGTTCCCTTCACTCCGCGCCGCTCGCCGTACTCGTCGCCGCCATACTCCCCGCCACGTTCTCCGTAGCCGTCGGACGTATAGCCGCCCATGCGGCGCTCTCCGTATCCGCCGCGCATTTCGCGCCGCGCATCCTCGTAGCCGCACTCGTAGGCTTCGCGCATCTTGCGCTCGATCTCCTCGCGCTCGCCGTACCCGTCACCGCGGTATCGGCCTTCAATTTCCCACATTCTCATCATTTGCTCGTTTTGGAAGGTGTCTGCGATTTAAGAAAGGCGTCCAGCGACGACTTCATCGAGAGGAATTCCGCCTGCATCTGTCGCAGTTGTCCGACCTCTTCGCGGAGTTTTTGCATGTCTTCGTCCCGCTGCGCCTGCCCGGCATACGCCGGACTGATCTCGCGCATGATCTGGTCGAAGAGCTCGAGATTGGCCTTGTGCCGCTCGTAGGAATCCACGACGTTCTGGCTTTGCTGCCGCGCGGCGTTCACCGCGTCGATGAGCCGTTCGCGTGTCGTGGTGACCGTGAGCCCGTCCTTCGTCACCATGTCTGCGTTCACCGGGACGACCCATTTCTGGTCGCCTATGGGAAAGCTGACGGAGGGCTGCGAAGGCGGGAAGTTTCCCGGTGCGGGGAAATAAGGCTGCGGCGCCTCTTCGAGCGTAGCCATGTAGTATTTGGGCGTTCCGCGCAAATCCAGTACGTACACCGGCGCGCCTTTCGTTAAATTCGCAAACATCTTCGGTTAATGGTTTTGTGAAAGCTCGGGGAGAGACCGGGGCCCCTCCCGTCGCCTTCGGTTAATTGTTTTTCGTCTCATCAGACGGCTCCCGTCATCAGTTGCAGCGTGTCGGTCTGTTTGTCGTACCAGAGCTGGAATACACCGGTTCCCGGAATGTCCGAGACGGTGACGTTCGCTCCGTTGTACGTCGTCAGATTCTTCGTCTGCCCGTTTGTCTCGAAGAGCACGGGGAGCGTTCCCGTCGTGCCGGCGGGAATGGCCTGCGCCAGTTCGACCAGCACGAGCCCCCGATACCACGAATTCGCGAATGCGTGGTTGGGGAAGGAGAACACGACGCCCGTGGTCTCGGCCGTCACGCCCGTAGTCTTCAGAACGGGAATGCCTCTGCGGTTTACGTATTGAAAAGGATATGCTGCCATAGCGACCTCCTTTCCGTACTAACCCCAGAAGCCGTTACCGTATCCGGGAGCCCCGAATCCGAATCCCAGGCCATACTGCGCGGCCACGCATGCCGGCATTGCGTACACCTGCGGATTGGGAACCACGGTCGTGGGCGGCAAGCCGCACTCGATCTTCGCCAGGCGGTTGCTCAGATCGCTGATCGCGGCGTTCACGGGAGCCACGGTCTGGGCCTGCGACTGCATGATCGTCGCAGTTTGATGCTCCTGCGAAAGCTGCCCGGCCAGCGCGGCGCTCTTGGCGCGCTCGGCGTCGAGCTTGTTCTGCATTTCGCGCATCTCGAGCTGGCAGAACTTGTCGTTGATGATCTGCGTCTGGGCGTCGATCTTCGAGCCGAGGACGTTGAACTGTGTGTTGGCGTTGCTCGTCAGGGCGTTGGTCTGATTGAGCGTTGCCAGCTGACTTTCGTAGCCCTGCCGCTCGATGGCCGTGCGGACGTCGCAGCAGCAGGATGCCATCTGCGAAAGGACCTGCGAGTTCCCGGCCTGAATGGCGTTGATGATCTGCTGCGCCGAGAGACCCGACTGTGCCTGAATGTTGCAGAGCGCCGTCTGAATCTGCTGTACGGAACAGCCCAGCGACGAGGAGAGCTGCGAGATGGCCGTGCCGTTGCCCTGGATGGCGTTCATCAGCAGCTGGCGCCCGGCGTCGCCGTTCAGCTCGGCCGGAAGGTTCGAAAGGCCTCCGCGGCCGCCGAAGCCGCCCCAGCCGTTGCCGCCCCAGATGGCCCAGAGCAGGATCATCCACATCCACTCCCAGCCGTAGCCGTTGCCATAGCCGTTGCGGTTGTTGCCGTTCATCAGGGCGGCCACGAGGTTGCCGTCCATCGCGCCGCCGTTGTCGAACACTAAAGTTTTCTCGTTCATGTTATTGACTTTTTACATTGTACGCTCGCGTCGGGGAGCGCATGCCGTTGAGCTCACGATGCAAAAGTCTCGATTCTGGGCAGGGCGGACAATCGTTTTAATCGTTGTACGAACGCAGTTTGGACGCAATACGAACCGTCAGCATTTCGAACATCTTGCCGCTTTGACGCCTGCGCAGATCGAACTGCGAAATCATCTTTTCCACGGGCCGCCGGGAGTAGTTCATGAGGGTGGAGATAACCGGAGCATGAAACCCCTGTCGCCATAGGAAGTGTACCAGCAGATACCGGGCGTCTACGATTTCGGCGTTCTTGGCTTTGGACAGAATCCGTTCCTCGGGAATTTCCGTTTCTGCGGCTACGGCGGCGAGGATGTCCTGGAATACTTCAGATTTGCACATATCCGGGAAAATTTTTCTATATTTGCATACTCTCTTACCATGAAATAGGTGCAGCAACACCGTTGGAGGTTTTATGCCCCTGTCGTGGTGTTGCTGCACCTTTGTTATCCGGTTAGAAGGTAAGAGAGCTTCCGGATAAAGGCGGGGGCTTTTTTACGCCTGCCCCCGAAGGCGTCATTTCAATTCTTTCGTAAAGTCACTTCCGCCATAGCATCACTCCTATCTGCGCCTGGCCGAAGGGAGTTCCGTTGTGCGTGTCGTATCCGATGGCTGCGGACAATGCCAGCCGTCCGAAGTTTTTCCGTCCCGTGACCCCTACCCACACGCCGCCTGTCCGGTCCGCATAATAGACGCCCGCTGCGGGTCCCGCTTCCCATCCGTAGGGATCGCGGACGGTGCGTATCTGCGTGACGGTGCGTCCGTATGTCTCGATGCGTTCGAGTGTGGGGCGGTATCCTCCGACGGCTATTCCGCTCACCACGGCATAATAGGTACTGTCACGGTACTCCCGTCGTTCGAACGGCAGTCGTACCGGCACGCTGTCGGTTCCATCCGGTACGATTACGGTTTTGAAGACCGTATCGGCCGGGGCGAAAAGCAGCTTCGGGATATTCACGGACACGAGCTGCCGGGAATGCGTGACCGATTGCGGCCGCTCGAAGAATACCGTGTCGATCCGGGTACGTTCGACGACGCTGCCCCCGACGGACCGGCGGCCGAGCCACCATCCGGCGAGGAACAGGCCGAGGAGCGCGAGCAGGACGAGCAGGATTCGGGCGTTTTTCATTTGTTCAGCATGAAGAGTTCCCACCCTGCGGCAACGTCCGCGGCTTTCGCTTCGGTGCCGTTCTCCATGCGCGACATGGCCGCCACGATCGGGACCATCACGTCGCGGTTTGTCGTCGTGATGCGGCTGTCGGCCGGCACTCCGGACCATTCGGAAACGGCGCGGATGTATGCTTCGGTGTCGTTCTCGTTCTCCGGGGCCCACCGGGTTATCATCCGGCGGATGGTGTCGCACCCGTGCAGACGGCTGTAGTTGTTCAGCAGATGAAACATCGCGCGGTATCCCCACGGCATCGTCTCGAATCGCTTGAATGCCCGGTCCTGCGAGGGTTCCACCTCGCCTTTCCAATGTACCCCGTCGAGCCGGATATTGCCGGGGTTGTTGTTTTTCAGTCCTCGTGTCATTGTCTATTTGTTTTTCGGTTCGTTTTCTTCGCTTTCTTCGGTATTGCCGCCCGCGGTATCCGTGGCGTCCTGTCCTGCCGCATCGTTTTTGAAATTGCATTCGTTCTTCTTGTCGATCGGCGGCTGGCGGTCTGTGCATCCGATGCGTTTGCATTTGAGAATCTTCAGCACGGCATTCTGCTTCGTCAGTCCGTTGTTCTGATCCCTCAGATGGCCGATTTTCCTGTATAGTTCGTCGATTTTGACGCTTTGTGCCGATACCTTCGCTTCGGCTTGCTCGTAGAGCTCGCGCCATTGTGCCGATGCGGTGGTTTCGTTTTCGAGTTGTTTCGCGCGTTTGTTCTCGCGGCGGTACAACAGCGAGATGAATGCGCCTCCGGTGAGGAATGATCCGCCGAGCGAAACGATGATAGTGCCCCAATCCATACCTCACTCTCCCTTGATCCGATTACCGATGTATCGCCAGACGGATTGTCCGGCGAGGGTTGCGACAGCTCCGACGCCTGCTCCGATGAGGAAGGGGAGCATCATCCCTACGGGCATGAGCTTTGCGATGAAATACAGCACGATGACGGCTGCGATCACGATTGCGATGATGATAAGTGTCTTTTTCATAATGTTATGATTTTAAGGTAAGAGATTATTTTCCGTCCCCGACCTCGGTGCCTAAGTTCTGATCGAGGCTGTCGATGAATGCCGGCGAGAGGGTCAGTGCGAACTCCCTGAGCAGTTGCACATCCGCTTCGTCGAGCTCCACGGGCCCGTCGGAATGAAAAATGCGCATTGCGAGGTCGTGCATTCGGATTCCTCGTCCCGCGAGGTAGAGCGAGTTGGCCAGTTCCTCGCGGACGTCGAACGGGCGTGTTTCCTTTCGGGATATTCCCGTGTAGAGCCTGAACTTCGTGAAGTCGATCTGTGTTTTGTTGTCCATAGTCGGTATGATTGAATGTTCGTTTATGCTTCGTAGCTGAACCACATTACCCAAGCATCGAGATTTTTGCTGTACTGAATGGTTACGCATCGTCGCCCGGTCCACGATATTTGCGAACTGGGGTTGTTGCTTCCCGTCACGTAGATGTCTCCGTTGTTTTGCGCATTGATGATAATGCTGTTGCCGCTGTGGAGTTTCCGAATCTCGTATCGTTGGTCCGGCTGCGGATTCGAGGGCAGATAGAATGTCGTGCTTCCTTTCGACGTATTGACGAAAAACACGGTCTCTTCTTCGTTGCCCTTCAGCGTATATGTCCCGTTGTCGTATGATCTGGACATGGGGCGGAATCCGGAGAATGTTCCATTGGGGACATATATCGCGGCATGGGAGTTGTCCCCCATATCGACGACGAGCCCTATACCCGTCGATCCGTAGTGGTTGTATAGGGTGGCCGCCACTTTCCATTTCTCCCGATACATTGTATCGCCGATCATCGCATACGTATCCTTCTTTCCGTTTTTTATGACGCTCGAAGACAGGTAGAAATATTCGGACCCTGTCAAATTTTCCGATCCGATGTATCCGGTCCCGATCGTGAAGCCCGCAATCGTTCCGGCTTGTGCGACCAATTTGCTCGTGTATAGTGTTCCGTCCCCGTATATCCGGGTTTTCGCCGCCGCCACGTTCTGAATGCTGGTAGCCCCTGCGAACATCATAAGAATCCCGTGCGTTGTGTCCTTGAATCCGGCATTGTTGAGCGAATCTACGCCTCCTCCGTATAATCCGGCCACTACCGCCGCGGATGCCGACGTTCCGTTCTTCACGGCCATCAGCCGCGAGAGGAACACGCCATTGTTGTCCACGGTATTGTTCGGGAATACGAGCTTGAGGTAGTCGTAATCCTGCATCGAGGTCTCGATGTCGGCCACTTTTCCGTCGGTGTACTTCTGGCTTACGGCGTTAAGCACGTCGATCTCCTGCGCGTAATACGCCGTGAACAATACGGCCAGTCCGGCTCGGTCGAATCCCGGGGTGTTCGATGCAGTGTAGAGCGCATAGTCGTTGAGCTTCACCCGGAGGCTGTTTACCGCCGCGAGCAATCCGGCCGTGCTGATTCCCGCCGCTTTGGCCATGTCGCGCACCCGATAGTACGATCCGTTCGTCGCCGACAGCGAATCCAGCACCACATCCGTGCGGGCATACCCCGAAATGTTCTCCCATTGTGTCCGTATGGACTGTTTCTCCGAGACGTCGAAGATCGTGTCGTCGTTCATGTCGGCTATCGCCTTGCGGGTGGTCTCGGCCTCCTGCTGCGTGCTGTTTGCCTGCTCCTGAAGGGATACGAGCGGTTCGACGGACGTTTTGAGATCTACGGTCTGCTCATTGACCGTATAAGCTTCGGTGTGCAGCACGGGCGTCCCGGCATTCGTTGCGAAGAATCGGTACACTCCGCCGCCCCGGACATATATGTATTCGTTCGAGGAATTCGTCATCTGTCCGACGGAGCCGATGGGAGGCGTCTCCGTCCATCGGTATTGGTATTCTTCGACGACCCGGTTATGGTAGTTCGATCCCCATCCGTTTCCGTTATTGTACCATACGGCCTGGCATGAGAAGCTTCCGGGTCTGTTGCTATATGTTGCCCACGCGGGATTTCCGGGCTGCGTGTCGCTCAGATTCACGCGGACCGTGATTTTCGACCGGGCGATGCCGTTCAGCTCGATCGTCACGGGATAGTACGTGTTCTGATCGAACTTCGAGGCGTCGATCAGGGTCTCCACACCGTTCACAGCTTCTCCGGCGGTCTCGTCGGCGTACTTCTCCTGGTCTGCGATGGACGGCGCCCAAGTAGAAGGAATTTTGTTTCCGACGGCAACGAACTCATGTTTGATATACAGTTTCCCGGAAACCGGTTCGCCCGATAAGTCTCTGAATACGGGATACAATCGCGCATATTCGATCTCTTTGTCCTGAACCTGCGAACTGAAAACGTATGTCTTTTCAAATGTCCCCTTGTCCGGAATGTCGGGTGACGCATATCGGGCAATCCATTGATCCGTATTATCGGTGAAATGCACCTTGATCTCTAATCCCAGTTGCGGAGCCTGTGCATTCTCTCCTTTCAGTTCTACCCGATAGGTGATCTGCTTCCCGCGTATTAACGTGTGGTCGATATAAATCACCGTCTCGGTCCCGTCGTATCCGGAGGCATTTGCTTTTGCCGCAACCCAATCGGCATGCGAGCCGTCGACAAGGTTTACGGCGGAAAACTGAATATCATCCACCTTTCCCTGCGAGATCGCATCGGCCACGAGGTTCGAGAACCTGCTCACCTCGGCGTCGTAGGCCGCGAACGCGGCATTGTAGGCGGATCGCTGTTCGGCCGATAGCGTCGTGTCCGTGTCGTTGTTCACGGCCACGGTGCCCGTAAGGAAATTCACGAGTGCGGAGTATGCCGCCGCAAGGTCGGCTATCGACACGCCGTATGTCGCGGCGTCGTTCTGATAGGAGGTGTATGCCTCCTGAATCTGCGCGAGGCGGTTTCGCAGGGATGCCTTCTCCTCGCGCGAGATCACGCCGTCGGAGGACATCTGCCGCAGCCGCACCTGGCTGTCGTCCACTAACTGCCAGTCTGCGGCCGACGCGGTTTCCTGCTGCCCCTTGTCGGCATTGGATATATAGACGGTCGTTTCGAGCGCTGCCCCGGCCCCGGACGAGCGGAACCATACGTCGTTCACCGAGTAGGGCACGGCGGGCGTCGTCGCCCCGAAGAATATCCGCGCCTTCGTCCCGGCCAGCCCGAGGGCCTCGCGCGCCGTGGCGATGGCTGCGGCGCCTCCGCTGTCGGCGATGCGCACCCATTGGTAGGCGTTGTTCTCGAAGGCGAACTTGTAGCGCTCGTAGGCCGCCTGGCCATCGACCGTGGTCTTGCGGTCGTAGTAGTCTCCGATATGCCGTTTGCGCTCGGTGTCCGAGGTCCATTGGTTCGCCGGGTAGTTCGAAAGCGTCGGAACCTCTTCGCCGCCCCACGAGACGATCGACCCGTCGATCTGGGCTTGCAGGTCGGGAAGGATCGTCTCATTGATGTTGTTCACGACCCCCTGTAATTCCTGCGAGAGCTGCAAGGCTCCCTGCGAGGCGGTGTTCACGGCCGTGAGCATGTATTTGTTCGCCTCCTCCAAGCGTGTCCCGAAAGTCCCGTAGGCGTTGTTGAATAGGGTGTACTTCGCATCCACGTCGGCCTGCTCTTCGGGGGATGCGATGCCGTCGTCGGCCGCCGTGGCGATCGCGGCGAGCAGATCGGCTGCGGCGGTGTCGAAGGCGCTCTTCGCAGCCTGCAAGTTCGACTTCGCCGTGCCGCCCAGCAGCGGGTTGCCGTATATCTCCGCATAGGCGGCATCCGCAGCCTTCCGGGTTTCGTTCACCGAGTTCGTGTACTTCTCGATGGCGGCCGCCTCGGCGCGGTCCACGATGCCGTCGGCGAATGCCTCGTCGGTGAAGTTCTTGAGCGAATCGACCCCTGCGGCGGCATTGTCGGCGGTCTGCTGTGCGGCGTCTATGGCTTCTTCCTGATCGGCGATAGAGGGAGACCATGCAGTCGCTTTGTTTCCTTCCTCCATCTGTGCCATCCGGAAGGCTACTACATATGATGTTTGGCCATTCAACAGGTAGCATACGAACTTGTTATCGGTAGTTCTTTGCTGAAGTACTACCCGTACCCATTTACCTACTTCATTATCGGATAGAGAATACTTGTAGTTGCCATATCCTTCGATGCCAACGCCTATATTGCATGCCTGCTCTGAAAATACCCATACGGAAGATACGACATTCATACCGGCTTCAAATGTCTGATTGCATCGAACACCTCCATTTTCAGAATTGCGGATTACCGCGCATTGATAGCCTTGATATTTTTCGTAATATACATTGGCTACAATTTTGCTCCAATTCTTTGTCGTGAGGGATTTGGAATCATCGAGCAGATTCTCCCCGCCGATCTGTATGCCGGCGACCTCCTTCTTCGCCTCCTCGGCCTCCTTCCGGGCGTCGTCGATCTGCTGTTGCTGGGCCTTGAACTCGGAGAGGTTCCCCAGCCCGGACGAATCGGCCCCGAACGTGACGTCGGCCTTGATGCGCAGCCTGCGGCGCTCCTCGCCCTCCTTCTTCTGGTAGGTGATCCAGGAGGACTTCGGATCGGCGAGGTCGCGGTCGCCGAAGAACATGTCTCCGTAGGCATACATGTACGCTTCGCCCGTCTGGGGATTCACGCCCATGCCGACGTAGTTCTTTTCCGAGAGCGAATAGGCGTCGATATGGGCATACACCTCGACCGATCCGCCGTCGAGCGGGTTGATGACGATGGCCGACTGACGCGTTATGTCGCTGCGGTTGCCGAACTGCGCGATCTCGTCGCCCGCCTCGGGAGAGGCGGATCCGTCCGCGTCGCTCTTCGACAGCTCGACGTAATCTTCCCCGACGGCCGTGACGAGCCGCCAGTAGTACTTTATGATCGTGTGCTGCGTGGGATCGTATCGCTGACACCGCACCTGGTCGCCGGCCGTGAGACCGCTGTAGCGCCGGCCCTCCCTGTTGTCGTAGTAGCAGCGGAATGCCGTTTCCAGCTCCTCGACGCGCGTGATCTCGCAGCCGCCGTTGGAGAAGACCGTGGCGCCGACGCGGAACGTCACTTGATTGATGACCGCCTCGTTGAAGATGGCTTCCTTGCGGATTTTCAGGATGTCCGCCTCCAGCACGGCATTGCCGTTCCCGTCGCGGTAGGCGCCGAATCCCGACCCGGAGAAATCCCCCTGACGGAAGTCTTTGGAGACAACCGAACCGCCTATCGTGATGTCTTTGTCGAACGTCGTGCTTCCGAGGACCGTCCCGCCTTTCCGTTTGTTCAGAAAGAGTGTTTCGGTGGCTAACGCCGAATAGGCGTTGTAATCCGTCGGAAGGGTGGTGTCGTATTTGGATCGGATCAGATAGATGCCGACCCCGTTCACCACTCCGATACGCTCGGCATAAGCCGATTCTTCGATGTCCTTCTCGATGGCGGCCAACCGGGAGTAGGAGGTGTTGTCGCCGACGGTATATGTGGCTATATACTCGTTGTAGAGTTTCTTTTCGAATCCCTGGATGCGTGATTGCCGGCCGCTCGCTCCGAAACGGGGGTCTTGCAGCAGCACCTTTTGCCCCGGATCGTAATTCTTGTCGTGTCGCTGGCAGTACACGGGGTTCGTGGGACAGTCGTACACGTCCGTGTCGCTGCTGTTCTTGACCGCCCAGGCTTTGCCTGTTTTCAGCAGTTCCTGCTCGGCCTCCTTGATGCGTTCGTCGGGAAGTCTGACCCCGGTCAGCACAAAGGTGTCCCCGGCGTCTATATCGAGGCTGTCGTTCGGGATAATCAGTTCCTCGCCGTCGCCGGCATCCTCGATGTCTGCGACGATCTCGAATTTGCGGTCGAACGGATTTTGTTCGGGATTCCAGGCATCCGGGTCCTGGAACCTGTCGCCGAGCTGGATGTCGAAGGTCCTGCCGCTCAGCGGGCCGCTGGTGATGACCGCCTGCAATGTCTCGCCTTCGATTAAATCCGTCGGGACGAACGGGGCGTCCTTCGCATAGATGATGCGCGCCTTGTATTTCGTTCCGTTGCTGGTTTGCCGGTCCTGCGAGCGGTCCACGGAGGTCACCGTATCCGTATTTTTGGGATATATGTCCTCGAAGTAAGCGACTTGTTCCACGACGTCCGCGGGTTTCAGATTCTCCCGGGCGTCGATGTATTCCTGCCCGTTCGGGAGGCGCAGCCGCACCTCGGAGACGTGATTGGTCGTTCCGCCCTGCGGAGCCTGTCCGTAATCGGCCGTGAGGTTACGGGTGGATCCGAAGACGAAGAATCGGGTTCCGTAGTTGGCATCGTCGCCTTTCTTGGCTGGAATCGACGTCACGACGTCGCCCCGCTTGAATACTTCGGGTGTGCCGAACTCCAGCTTCCCGAAGTAAATCCATACCTCGGCGCCGTTCTCCACGGTCCACCACTCGACGTCGAACGTCTCGGCGATGGTGTTGATGGCATCCCAGCAGGAATCTCGGTCGAAAGAGACGAGTTTCGTTACTTTGGCGAACTCTTCCGGTACGGCAGCTACTTTCCAGTTTTCGCCGCCCAGAAACGCATTCATGTTGTCGGCGATCAGATTGCCGAAGGATGCGAGGTCGGTCGTGTCGTGAAATGTCGTTTCGGGATTCTGTCCCTGCAACCATTTGCATTTGCGGCGCTTCATGTGGTTCTGCTGCGCCCAGAATTGAAGCGAATATTTGTAACCTCCGGTCGTGTCGTCGAACTCGGGCCGCACATTGGACATGATCTCGAATTTCCGCCCTTTGTACATGACATAGGAGCCGCGGGGGAAATCCGCGGGTTCGAGAAGATTGAAGGGCAACCCGATATAGTAGTCGCCCATGAGGACATATCTGATAACGGCGTCCGTTGTGACCGGAGCGTCGAGAATTACTTCGCCGGAGGTGTCGTATATCGTCATTTCGTCGGAATCTGCGACCTGTATCTTCACAGGCACGAGACAAAGGTGGCGATGCCCGGCACATTATGCAAGATTTCGGCGATAAAAATAAACCCCGCCATCACAAAGGCGGGGTTTTGGTGAAATTCATGGTGGATTAGCTGTTTTTCTTGAATCCAATGGGTTCTCGCGGTTTCTTGACTTCGGGGATTCTGACCGACAACGCAGCTATGGCCTCGTATATATTGTCGAGCTCCTTACGCATATCCTCCGACAAATCGTTTACTGCCTCGGCGTTGTCTTCATCGGCTCGCTCCAACAACGCCAGCCGGGCCCGTATTTCGGATAGCTCCGCCGTTACGGTTGTCGTGGTCGTGATATAATTCCGCATTGCCACGAAAGCCCGCATAATGGCGATATTTACCTGTATGGCCGTTCTGCTACGTAAAACACTCGAAAGCATGGCCACCCCTTGTTCGGTGAAGGCAAACGGCATATAACGTCGGCCGCCTCTTTCGTTTGAGATCACAATTTGTGATGTCAAACTGTTTTTGAGGTAGTTATATTCGGGTTCGGTGATTTCAAACATAAAATCTTTAGGAAACCTTTCGATATTGCGCCTTACGGCTTGTTTTAGCGCTCGGGTCTCCACTTGGTAGAGTTCCGCCAGATCGAAGTCCAGCATCACCCGCTGACCCCGTATCTCGTAAATCTTGCTTTGGATGGGTTGTTGTAATTCCATAGATACAAATGTAGCATTAAAATCGTAAATAAATAATAATTTATTTATGCGCTACGTCCGATACTGATTTTAGGAAAAGCCGGAGGATGATCTTGGCTTTCTTTATTCCCGAGCCGTTCGGTCTGCTGGATCGGGCTCGTTGAATTTGACGGTGAGTCTCGAGGTTCTGCGGCTGCGATCCAGCATGTAGTTGCCCGAACTTCCGCCATAGGTCAGGCGATACACTTCAGGGCCTAACTCGGGCACGGATATGACGACCGCTCCTTTTTGCAGCAGGGCGACAAAATTCTTATACTTGGCAAGATGATCCGATGCCGTGTCGCCGAATATCGTAAATGTCAGCGTCAAATCCCGGGGCGCCAATTTGGGCGTTTCGGGATATATGATCTCTTTTCCGTTTTTGGAGGGATCGTTGTTTTCGACAAAATCCTTCAGAGAGGCAGGAGCAAGGAGGCTTCCCAAAAAATCATCGCTCATGGCAACTCCCATTCCATAGGCATCCTCACCGTTTATCAATAAATCGCCAGTCATTTTTTATCGTTTAAAGCTTGTGCCAAATATAATTCGGCCGTATCTATCACATCATATCCTTTCGAACTTACGAAGGAGGCGTAGAACATTCCGTCGCCGAATATAATGCCGGTCCCCGCTTTGCTCTCCTCGTTCAGCAATTTGTTCGTCGCTTCGGCGGCTCGCGGGTCGGGATGGTTCCGGTCGGCTATAAACCGTTTTTTCTCTTTGCCGTTGTATGTCACGACATAGCCTAATCCGGAACGGAGATTCCATGTGCGATTGAGGTAGTCCCGCTTGTTTGTTAGCAAACGGGATGCTTTTTGCCGTATGAGCGCTTCGTGCGCCTTCTCGTCGAGGAATCCTACGACTTCGGGCTCTATACCTCCGATGAACTTATCCAGATCGGCTATGTCTTTCTCGATCTTCATATAGTACAAAGTACGCTATTATCGTTACATTGAGCAAAATTTGTAATTATTCTTCTTGTTACAAATCCATCGTTTTCCGCTTTATTGCCGTTATATCCTCTTTTATATCCGTCAAGGTCCGGTTGATAGCCCGGGTCGAGGCGTTGATTTCTGCGACCTCTATATAGGTTCTGACGGCGTATTGGAGCAGTTCGTTGTTGATCTGTACGTTTTGCACGACTGCCACCTGAATGGTCGCCACGGAGGATATGAGCGATATGATGGATATGGTTTCATCCATGACATACGCACGGATGTCGCTCAGTTTCCCCTGTATGTCCGTGAGCCGTCCGTTTTGTTCCGCCACCTCGTCCTGCGAGGCGACTTGATAGCCGCGCGCCGTTCCCGATTGGGTGGGTGCATTCTCTTCCGACCATTCGATTCCTTTTTCTTCGGCGGCTTGTTTCAAGCGTTCCCACAATTCCTTGCCGACTTTTTGCTGGGCCAGTACGTCGTCGAGCAAATCCTCCGTAACTCCTGCAATGGCATCATATCTGTCTTCTTCCGAAAGATCGGTATTTTCGTTTATCTCTTCGATTTTCCGTTGCGCTTTCTCTATTGCCGGACCGATCGTCGCGGAATAGAGCATATCCTTCGCAAGCTGTTTCAGTACGTCGCCTGCGGCATCTCCGAATGCCTCCGCTGCGTCGGTCCCCGTCTCGAAGGAGGAGATCAGCGCATCGGTAAGGGTATCGCCGAGATTCTGGAATATCCCCGAAAGATAATCGTTCACGGCTTCTACGGCCTGCCGGTAGGTTTCCCAGTTTTCCGTCATCTCTTTGAGCATGGCCTGATTTTCCTTGCTCAAATGCTGAAAATTCTTGTCGTTGCTGTCCACGAACTCTTTCAGGGCTTCCATGTTCAGCTCGTTCCCTTCGAAAAGTTCGGGGAGCAGGTCCTTCAGCGATTTGTATCTGGCAGACCGGAACCAAGTGCTGTGCCGGGTTTGTACCTGCATATTGGCGACGGAATCGGCCGCATCCTTCCATTCTTTGTCTATTTTGTTGAGATTGGCAAGTCCGGTGTTTCCCGTCCCGAGTTCCACGAATACCTCCTTCCCTCTGTTTTTGACCTCCTCGAGCGTCCCGTTGTATTTGTCGAGGGCGTCGTTCATGGCTTCGAGGTTGCTCAGATAGTTTCCCCATTCGTTCGTACCGAATATCGTGGAGAAAGCATCCGAGTTGATCCGCGCGCGTTCGTTCATGATACGCAGCTCTTCGTTGAACTCCTTCGCCAGACGCAGGTTGCGTTCCATCGAGGTTTCGCCCTGTCCGAAAAGTCCCACTATCGACGATATGAGGCCGATCCCGGCGGATACGCTACCCATGATATTCCCGAAAGATGCGCCCTGTTTCCCGATTTTGTTCACGCTATTGGCGAATTGAGCCGCATTGGTGGATACGTTAATCAGGGTATTCAGCGCCCCGGCCAGCCCTTCATCGAAATCGCGGATATTCTCTACCGCAGACCTCGCACCCGATGCGATCGCCTCGAAAGCGGTTGCGGCATTCGACCAATTCCCGTCATTGACGGATTTTCCCGCATCTTTGGAGGCGCTTTTCAGCTTTTTGAGCTCTGCGTCGAGTTTAACGATTTCACCGCGCAGTTTTGTCCCTTCCTCGGAATCCGACACGGACAAGTCGTCGTATGCCTTGCGTGCGGCCTCTAACTTTTTCTGCGTCTCGGATATGAGCTCCTCGAGGGCTTTTACCGTCAGCGAAGATAGTTCCTGCGCCCAGGTCGAGCCTTCCACCTCCAATTCGGCGAGCGTTCGCTGCTTTTCGGCTTCCAGCACTTTCCGCTCTCCTTCCGTGCCGGCTTCGGCGATTTTACGGTCGTATTCGTCCTTCGTAGCCTGCAACCGCTCGCGGAAGTTGCCGTATTGTATCATGTATTCGTTCCACGACTGCCGTTCCGAAGCGAACAGATTGTCGATGTCTATATGTGGCAATGTCGCTTCTCCGAATTCTTTGTTCCGTTGCGATTCATTGGCGTTGCGAACGGCGGCGAGTTGTTCCGCCTGTTCCCGGGTCAATTCGCCTTGCAGCTTTATGATCTGCTGCTCGGCATTGTTGATGGCTTCGGCCCGACGTTGATAATCGAGGTTTATCTGTGCGACCTTTTTGGCCGTCCCCTCCTGCATCGAATCTATTTCGGCTTGCAGGGCATCGTCACGCAGCTTTTGAAGGGCCTTTTCAAGGTCATTCAAAGTCTTTTCCTGTTCCGAAGCCGCTTTTTGGGCGTCTTGTTCAGCTTTGCGGCGGGCTTCTTCAGCTTCGGCATTAAGCTCTTGCCATGTATGTGAAGTGTATAGTTTTTCTGCTACTGTAGCCAGTTGTTCATTCTGGGCATTAATTGCATCGTAATACTCCTTTGCATTTTCATCATAATCATCTGCAATTTGTTTCCAAATGGATTCTCCGGTTTCGCCCATTTTTGTAAGTTCTTCTTTTAATGCTTTTCTAGCATTTTTGAGAGCGGAGTTTGCGGCCCGCATGGTTCTTGCGGCCTCTGTATATCCTTGGGGAACGGATTTTGTTGATGTTATGGAATTAGCATAAGTATTTTGCCATGCTGCAAAAAATTTCTCTGCGCGTTGTGCTTCTTCAAGTGCTTTAGTATATATATCAAATGATTTAGTTATTTTAAGAATTTCAATCCCTTTACTATTCTCCGTGATAATGTCTTTTGCCGCTTGCGCCTTTGCTACTTCAATAATTGCATCCCGCAAGCTCTCATAAGCTCCGACCGCATTTCCGACCATGACCTGCTCCGCGGACATATTCCCGAAATAAGCGGGGTAGATGTCTTGCAACTTCTTAACGGCTTCGGCCCGTTCCCGATATGGTTTCGATAGATCGGTTGCTGCCTTATATAGCAGATTGAGTTTTGTAATCTCGCTTTGTGCGGCGATACTCCCTTCCGCCATCGTTGCGTGAAACTGCTCGGTGGCAACTCTTGCCGCATCCACGGCTTTTTCCCCTTTGAACAGCGAGCCGACCCATTCGGCGATTTCCTTGCCGTAGAGCGTCAAAACGGTGATGCCGGCGACGAGGGCTGTCTGCCACGATATAATAGACGATAGCACCTGTTTCCAAACGGGCGTGAACGACTGTCCGGCATTTTTGAGCTCTTGCACCCGCTGTTTTGTCAAAGCGAGTTGATCGGCCAAAATAGGCAAGTTATTCGATATGGCGAGAAAAAACGTCTGCGGGCTTACGGCCAGCGACGGCAGTTCCCGTGCGACCTGCTGGATCGAGAACGACAATCCGTTCCAACTCGAGGCATAGTTGCCAACATTACGCTGATGATTGCCGATAGAAGCGTCCAGCTCCTTAATCTTCGTGTCGAGGGTCTGAATGTTTTTGAGCAGGTTTTGTCCTAACGTACTCTCGCGTTCTTCCTTGTTGAGCGATCTGTAAACGATCCGCATTCGGGAGAGTGCCTGCGACATTTCATCCATCGAACCTTCCGCGACTTGTTCCAGTTTGATTTGGTTAGCTACTTCTTTCCGCATTCGCGAAATAGCCTGCTTATTTTCTTCATAAGCCAAAGAGAGGGAGGTCCGGCGAGCAATTTGTTTATCCGTCAATGTAAATCCATCTCGTTCGGCCTTATTCAATGCGTCATATTGGGCCTTCAAGCTTCGATTCTCGGCTTTCAACCGTTCGATAAGCTCGATGTTTTCACGCTTTGCAAGACTTACGGCGTGCAACTCCTCCAATAATCCCCTCCACGCCTCGGTTTCCGCATTGACGGCCTGCGCCCCCGAGGCGGAGCCGACCGACGACGGGGCGGCGGGCGATGCGGCGGTCGGTTGCGAGACCGTTTTCGCCGCCTGGTTCTGCATCTGTGCGATCCGCTTCATGGTCTGCTCGACGCGGGCCTCCATTTCGGCGATTTTACGGTTTATGACGTCGAACTCCTTCGTCCCCGAAGGAATGTCGGCCAAGACCTCTTTCAACCGTTTGAGCGAGGCGATAAAGCTGTTGAGCTTATCGGTCTCGGCATTTATTTTGAATGATAGTGCGCTCATCTTCTTTTCCTCCCTCTTCTTGCGGCCATTTCCTTGCCGCTGCCTTTGACTATTTTCTGTTCATCGCCCACGAGAGACCGCACCTTATCGGTCATCATGAGTAACATGGTGGGGTAGTTGATCTCCTCGAATGCTTCCCGGTAGGAGATGTTCAGGTGTTCCATCATCGTGGCCATGATGCCGGCGATCGTGTTGTTGCCGACGGTTTCCGTGATAGCTTTTTTGCGTGTCTTGTCGATCTTTACCGCGCTCAGCAGGTCGCTGCCCGTGATGATGCCGGCTATCGTTTCGGACGCTTCCCGGATTTGCGGATAGTCGGCGTAACGGTTGGCATACCAAAGGAACAGGCGTTGCTTCCAGCGTTGCTGAAACAGCAGTTTCGATACCGCCTCCAGCGAGTATTGCTGTCGGCCGTCTATGGACAGATCGGTCCGTTCCTTCGAGAACGCCCGGGCGAGGTCCTTGATGCGGGGCTGGTAAACCCGAAAGTTGAACCGCCCGATACGGATTGTTGCATAGTGCCTGTTGAGCAATGATGCCGCAACGATATTGGCGGATTTACTCATGGTCTTTCGAGATGGAGGCAGACAGTTGTTCCATGACCGCGCCGATTCCTGCCATATCCTCCAGCGGAATCATCCGCAGGGTCTTGTTGTAGGCATCGAACAGTTCGGGCAATGTCGCCCTCTTGGAGAATCTGCGCCTCAGATATAGGCAGCGCAGTTCGCTGAATAGGTTTCTGCTCCCTGAAATGCCCAAAGCGACGCTTTTGCACATTGCGGCGAGGCATCCTATGCTCTCGTCCGGTTCTTTTTCGACGTCCCGTGCCTGCATGATGCGGATAGCGGTCCGCGGGGACATTCTGTATATGCCGTATCCTCTTCCGGCGATGCGGAAACTGATGAAATCCATGTGTCGAATGGTTAAAGCAAAGGGGCGAAGGGCTTACGCCTCCCGCCCCTTTGCCGATGTGATGATGTGTGCCTATTTGCCCGGTGCGCTCATTACCGATACGGAATCCGTTACCTCCGAAGCGTCGAACCAGTATTCGGACGATACTTTATCATTGTCCGGCTCCAGCGCCGTGGCGACGACGTTGATAGCGACGGCTCCGTCCGTTTCGGCATTCCGCGCCACGATCGAGGCTTTCGGGAATACGCAGTATTGATCGTCTTCCGTGAGTGCGATCATGCACTTCTCGATGTCCGTAACGCCGCGGGCCCGTTTCCACGTCGTCTCCGTCCCGGTTCCGCCCATGAATGCGGCCTTCGTCTCGTAGTCGTACTGCCCGATGGCGAAGTTCATGGTTACTTCTCCCATCTCTTTCGACTGGCGATATACGCCGTCGGTCAGTTGATTTTTGTATTGCGTCGTGGAAGGCTCGGCTTCGTCGAGGCTCCACGTGTCCTGATGGACATTCGGGACCTTCTTGGTGGTAGGGTCTTTGAGGATGGAGCCCAACATCGTCCCCGTCAGGTCTCCCGTGACCTTCGCCGGATCGGCGTACCAGATATTCTTTATACCTGTTGCTGTGATTGCCATGTTTTCAGTCTTTTTTTACGTTTAACACTCTGAACAGGACCCGAACATAGACGTAATGGCACCCGAGGTCTTTATCCTCTTCGCAGCCGATATTTTCATATCGGTAGCGATATGCCGATCCGTCCCGTGTCCCATAGGTCCACTCTTTGAATTTGGCCTTCGCGGCCCTTTCGAGATCATCCAACCGTTGCAGATTCGCGTCTCCTTTGACATCCGGCACGCACAGATTCACCGATACGTAACAGTTTTCCCAATAGGTGCCGGGCGACTGCTCGGATGGTGTCACCACTACAATGCGCTCGCTCTTTATCCGGCCTTCCGGTGCGGCCCAGGAGGTGAAAATCCCCTTGATGCCGAAATCCGAGCAGTCCCGGACCAGAATGTTGCGTGCGTCTCCGGTGGTTATCATGTCGTTGTTGCCTTAGAGCCAAAGTTTGGTGTACTCGTAGCGTTGTCCGCTTTTGAAGTAACCTTGTACGGGATACGATACCGAATCTTCCAGCGTGGAGCCGACAGGAGTGTCGGGGCGGCGGTCGAATATGTTTTTGCCGTGCCGGTCGAGAATCCGCACCTCTTCGTTTTCTTCGATGGGGCGGACATTCGCCGGCATGATCACCTCGTAGGTGTATTCGATCGCTTTCCCGTTCGGCGATTCGATGAACCGGGCCTTTCCGTCGTAACGGGCATTGCATCGGCTCACCGTCTGCCATTCTTCCGTGGCGGAGTTCCAGCGTTGAAGCGTATAGGGAAATCGTATCATAAGAATCTGACTGTCGGTTGCGGATTGAACTCGTCGGCAATATCGGTCAGGCCGTTATCCTTTGCGAGGGCGTGGATGCGGCGGCGCAGTTCTTCGGCATCGTAGCCGAGAGAATATCCGCCGTTGCCTTCGGACGTCAGAACGACAAGCTGCTTCAGGATGTCGATGGCCGCTTTCGCCACCGATACCTTGTTACCCGGCGCGTACTCTTCGTCCGCCGGCAGCTCCGCGTCCATGCAGGCTACTGCAATCAGGTCGTCGCCCACGTCATAGGGATAGAGCCGTGCCGATATTGCGTCTGAGTTGGTCATTGCAGGTCCGTTTAGGCGTTACCGTCGTTCCACGAGGTATTCTCCGTGTTGATGTAGTACAGCGACTGCCGGTTGATGAGTGCCGGCATGATGTACGCTTCGGCCAGAGTGACCTCGAGCATCGGGTTCAGCTCCGAATAGCGCGTGATCTTCACGTTCTCGCGGTATGCTTGCAGGGCATCGGTGTCCGAAACCTGCGGGACGTCGCTCCACCAGGTCCAGCCGAGCTGCGGTGTCGGCGACAGCACGGCGACATGCTCCGTCCACGGCTTGTAGGTCGTCTGGCTGCCGTCGCGTGCCTCCTGCTTGACGTAGGAATCGATCACGATGATCTGCGGATACCCTTTCGAACGCATGTAGGTATTCACGAGGTCGATCGTGAGCGTGTCGCTGCTTGCCAAGCCCGTCGCGGTGAGCACGACGGGCGAAACCCGCTTGACGGTCTTTTCGCTCATCAGCAGTTTGTCGAAAGCCGCCTGTTCCATGATAGCGTACATGGGCCGGCTGAAGCCCTCTTTCTGGATGGCTCTCTGCCCGGCGATGATGTCGCCGAGCGGATCGCTGCCGGAGGATGCGCTCCACTTGTTTTTCACGCCGGTTTTGTGTGCCGAAGGGATGTTGAAGTTGAGCATTTCCTGCGTTACCACGTCGTTGTTGTTTACGGTTTTGAGTACGATTTCGGCCTTCGATCCGACTTGGAGGGCCAGGTCTTCGGCGCGATAGTTCACGCCGTTGTAGCAGAACTCCACGTCTTCATAGACCATATCCACGAGCTGGAGCGCCACATTGGGGTTGCCGTTCGACTGCGCATAACTGCGGAGGATTTGGTATTCCTTGATCTGCTTTTCGTCCTTTGCCCGTGAGATTGCGACTTTCGCAACTTGGCCGCTCCATGCGCCGATGGTCTCGCGTATTTTCTGCGGCGCCTTCGCCTTGAACGCGATTACGTCTGCACTCACGGGGATTCCGTCGTTCCCTTCCAAGGACTTGATGTCGAGTGTCGGGGTGTAACGCAGGGGGAACAGCGTCGGCCATGCCAGACCGGCCCCCGGCATGTACGAGTTCAGTTCGGCCTGCATATCGACCTGCGAAAGGTCGAAAAGGGGTTTTCTCATGTCTGCCATGGCTAAACGAGATTAATGGATTTGAGACTTGCGAGAATTTCGGGGGCGATGTTGGTCGTCACGGCCCGGACGCTCGCACCGTTGACGAGGCGCACGAAGTTGTTTACCGTGCCGCCTTCGAGCTTGTCGCCCGTCAGATAGGCCGGTGCATAGACAGCCTCCGCGCCCGATGCCTTTGCCGCTTTCGCCTGATAGCCCTTCGTGCCCACGGCGACGGTCGCGCCGAATGCTGCGGTCGTAAGCACGTCTTTCGAGGCATCCGAGCTGTTGATCGCGGAGATGGCGACGGCCTTTCCGCCGAAAGCGATGAATTCGCCCTGTTTGAATCCGGAGCCTTTCGCGATTTCGATAGTCGTGTCCTCGGCTCCGATGGCCTTCACGAGCGTCGCGCCCTTGATCGGCTTGTAGATGTTTCCGGTTGCCAATCCGACGACGGACCCGGCCGGCAGGTCGCCTTCGAGGTCCGTTACATCGACTGTGCCGCCGCCTTCCTTCTCGGAAAATACCACCTCGAACACCACCTTGTCGGGTTCGGGTGCATCATAAAATTTGTTTTGCAAACTCATGTCGATTGTTTTTTTTGATTTATAGACCTTTGATCGCCGATGTCTTGTAACCCTCGGCGGCCTTCTTGCGATCCAGTCGGGCCGCCATCGCCGCAGACGTCTTGTCTCCGCTTTCTCCGCCTCCGAAAAGGGGCGGAACCGATCCTACGCCGCTTTTGACGAACATTTTGGCTGCTTTAGAAAGCACCTGATCCACATCATCGTCGAGGTTGATCCTGATGATGGAGAGCATGTCGTCGTCGAGCCCCAGCGCGCGGGCCTTTTCACGGATTGCCGCAGCTCGTTGCGCCTGCGTCTGCGCCGCTTCGAATCCCTCGATCTTCTCCGTGTAGGGCTTCATGGCAGTCTGGATAAAGGATTTTATCCGCTCCTCGAATGCCTCGGGATCGAAAGTCCGGGGATTGCTCTTGCCTCCGGGTTCGGGTTGCTGCTCTCCGCCCCCGGGCGCAGGGACTACGGGTTTTCCGTCTTTTAGGTTATGCCGCCTCTCGTAGTTGCGTACTGCGGTCTGCGAAGCATCCCCTGCGCGGTAGTCGCCGTAGCTTTGTAACACGTCCGGAAACCCGATCCCCTCCGCAATGGCAGGTAATTGAGCTTCGTCCGTCACGTTCTCGGCCTTCTTCGTAGCGATCCGGTCGAGGATTGCATCGTCAACCCCAACGAATTTGGTTTTGAGCAATGCCAGGAGTTTTTCTTTCATGTTCTTTCGTTCTATATGGTTTGGGATAAGTCCTCCTATCCGCATTAAAAAAGGTCTGCCGGCTGATGCCAACAGACCTACCTAACCTGACAATTACATGGAAGTAGTTTCGTTCTATGTCTGTTGGCCTATATCTTCATAGGCTCTGCGACAAAAATCTGCATGTTCGGCACATTGTGCAAATTTTTTTGCGGAAAAATTCAATAAAAGCCGGAGAATTTATCCATACCGGTGGAATATGGGCGATTGTGTTCTGTTCGTTCGACTATCCTTCAGGAGAAATCCCCGGATTTGGCTCCTGATTGTTTAATTGGTTTGATTGAGCCCTTTCCGATTTCAGCCGCTCCATTTCGGTTTTCGGGTCTTTGATCCGCGGATTCTGATAGACTGCGGTCTCCTGGCTCATCGTTCCGGCGTCGATGGACTTCCGGATGATGTCGAGCGTATCGGAAACATTGTCGGGCATAGGTGTCGAGAATTGATAGCCGATTTTTAATGCCTCGAGCTGCCCGTTCAGCTTCAATTCGGGATGAAGCACGCCGACAATGGCTTTCACGACGTTGATTTCCCGGTCGATCAGCGTTCCGTAGTAGTCCTGGTAGTTCTTGGCCTTCAGCTCAGGGAAGAAGAACATGTATTCCCAGCTGACGCCGCTCGGAATCTTCATCTCCTTGATGACGTCCGATGCGGGGTTTACGGAATAGGTCATGCCGTAGATGAACGAATCGAGCGTGTCGCATTCGCGTTTGCGGTTCTCGGGGGCAGAATCGTATGTCAGATAGTAGACTTTGCCTCCGTTCTGTGTCTGGATGATTTGTGCCGGATCGTCCGGATTGAGAGAACCTGCCACGATTCCTTCGCCGACCACTTTCGGATTGGCGAAATAGTCGTTCATGTCGGCATCGTTGCATTGTATTGTTTCGCGTCGTTCGATCAAAGCTTGCACGTCCGCCCACTCCCGCTCCTGCATGTAGAGAAGGACCGGGATTTTCCCGATGAAATTCTTTTCCGGGACAACTTCCCACCCGACGGCGCGCCGTGTGCAGCGGAAGATCGTTTCCGCGGTATAGATGTCGCAATGAATCTCGTCGTTCCCCTCGTCGTCCTGTATGGTGAATTGGCGGACAAAGAGCATCAGCCGCCCGAAATCGTCGAATTTATAGTAGATGTCGTCCCCGAGCGATTTTGCGAGGACCTTCACCATCACCTGAAGCTCGCCTTCGGGCGAGAGATAGAGATGGTACAGTTTGGCGCACAATGTTTCGGATCCGGCTTTGGTCTTGCATTCCCGCATGTTTGAATCGAAGCGCGTCGTTTTGAGAATCTCCAGGAATCGTTCGTAGGCTTCGGCGGCTTTGCTCGTTCGGATGGTCTCTCCGTTGGGTCCGGAGGTCTCTACTACGTCCGAAAGATCGGAAAACTGCACGGGCGAGCCGAACAGGAAGGCCGTGGCTTGCATGTTGATGACCTTCTGAAACGGGATGGGTAGTTTGGCCGTGATAATGTCCGGCTTGCCTTTCTGGTGACGATCCGGACGTTTCGTCACACCGTGTTTTGTCGGGTCGTATTCTTTGAGGGCTTGCGCGATTTGCCCGTTGTGTGTCGTCATTTTGCCCAGCAACCGGGACACGTCGCCGTTCCGTATGAGATCGATGAGCTTCTGTTTGCGGCCCAGCGCTGCGTTGAATTGATTGGTGAGGGCTTGTGTGATTTGTCTGATCGTTGCCATATTATAATCCTAAGTCTTCTTTCGAAAGAGGGCGTATTTGATTGTAGTCGAACCATACACGCATCAGCAGCGCGTCCCTCCAGTCGGGGGAGCGTCCGATGTCCTGCTTGATCTCGTCTTTGGGCTTCAGGAACAGTTTGCGGTCGTTGTCCACGTTCCAGGTCTGAAGCTGTTCTAATTCCTCGGTGATTTCGTCTTTCTGATCCTCGGACAATTCGCAATCGAAGGAGATGGCGAAGGAGTTGATCTTGTCGGCCAGCTTGTATCCGCATTGCGTCTGGAGGTTCGAGAAATTCTCTCCGTTGAGACATTGCGAGTTATTGACGAATCCGCCGATCCGGCACATATCGACCACTCCGCCGCCCACTCCGTCTTCGTCGGCGATGATCCGATAGCGGGGGATGCGGTGTTTGGCGGCCAATGATTCGATGCAGGCGGCGATTTCCGTAGTGGCGCTTCGGTCGAACGACACCTGTTCGATGATCGCCCAGCCGTCCCACACGAGGATTCGCGCCCGGTCGGAACCGAAGCGGGCAATATCCGCCGTGATGTATTTGATACCGGTGCGGGCATGGATTTTCGGATAGAATATTTCGCGGATGTCGTCATGCGAGCATAGGGCATTCGGATTGTCGTCGTAATCCCAATTTCCTTTCAGCAACCGTTCTTTCTTGACCTTATCGGTCGTGGATTTCAGCGCTTCGATATAATCCTTTTCGATGAACGGGTTGTCCTGGACGAGTGCGGCGAGGTATATTCGGTAGGGAGGGAGCGTCCCGGTCTTCGCCGGTTTGTAGAATGTCGAGTGCATCCAGTTCTTCTTCGGGTTACACGAGATGAACAGTTTGCGCAGGATTCCGTATTTGTCGTTCAGGTGACGCCCGATGCGGGTTTTGAGCGTGTCGTAGGCTCCGAAGTTCACTTCGCCGCCCTCCTCGATCCATCCTCCGGTGTATTCCACCGAACCGTAGCGTTCATAGAGGGGATCGGACGGAAGATAACGCAGATCGAGCAGGTCGATGCGGCTGCCGTTGGTAAACTGAATGTAGTGATCCTGCCCATTGTATTTGAAATCCAGGTCACGCACGATGCCGTATTGTGCGCAGACCTTGAAAAAGGTGATAAGCGTCGATTCCCGCAGGCGTTTCAACTCTTCGCGGCCGATGAACCATTTCGTCCCCGGGTAGCACAGCGACATGAATGCCAGCCATGTGCAGCCGGTCCACGATTTCGCACCTCCGGCGGCTCCGCCGTATAGGAATTCCGTGTGGGTGTCGTCGGTAAGAATGCGCAGGGCCTCCTCCTGCTTGGCATGATGCCCGTGTTCCGACCGGGTGATGAAGCCGAAGATTCCCCGCCGGAACATTTCGCATTCGATCTGAACACGGTCAGCAACCAGTTTATTTATCGGATTCACCATCGGCGGCCTTTTGAATTATTGAAAACGCCTGCTTCAGATCGTCATCCGACAGACGGGAGTAGTCTATCTTTGCCGAAATCTCGATCGGTGAGCCATTCTTACCGGTTACCTCCTTTTTCTCCGGGGCATTATATCCGAGCATATTCACGATACTGTCGAGAGCCTTCTGTTTGTCATAGCAGATGATCTTAACCATTTCATCGACCAACTCGTCGCCCATCGGGGTGGTTCTCTTGGTCTGCTTGGTCTCTATCGACTTAATGCAGGCCTTTTCGTCAGGTGTGAGGGCCTCGAAATCCTTCAAGGTCATCCAGCCCGTGCGGATCTTTGTCGCATCCGAGAAGGCGATTTTTTGATGTTCCCGGATGATCTGAAGGGCTGATATTCCGGCAGCTTCGGCAAGGTGATCCTTCAAATAGGCTATCCTTGCGGCAACCTTGCTATTAGCTAATTGGCGGCTGGCGTTCTCCCAAACAGTAGATTCACTCATTTTTGAGCAGTCGTAGGCAAAGCGATACGCCTCGGAAGCGTTCCCGCATTCGAGGTACTTGTTGCAAAACTTCTCCTGTTTGATCGTCAGCTTTTTTGCATCCGCCATGTCTTTTCGTCTGAATCGTGTTTCCTATGTCTTATAGGTTCAGAGGCAAAGGTGCGGTGCTTCGGCACATTGTGCAAGAGATTGGGTGAAAAAAATCCCCGACCGATTAGGTCAGGGATCTATTTTGGCATATAAACTGTTTGTCAGCTATCAGTTAAATCTGAGACTTTGTGATTATTAAAATGAATCTTTTTCATGGTAGTTCATAATTTATAAGTGTGACATAAATATAGTATATCCTTGTCGTGGCAAAATTAAACCATCATAACGATATTCGCAAGTTATATTGATTTGGGTATTGCTGGCAGCGAACACCAGAATTTGACATCTGAATCGTTTACGCAATTAGCCCAATGCCATCGTGTACAGTTAGGGTCGGTCTCATCATGGGGTATTCGCCTGGTAATATGCACGAAAGGGCGCAAGCCTTGATGTCTCTGCTCGACTACAAGAACCCTCTGCTTCATATCGGGTAATGCTTCATTTACGTCTGTCCATTTCATAATATTTTGTTTTTAAGTTTCACCACCGGCGGCAGGTGCCGCCACGCTTCGGGCCTAAGGTCTCTTTATAGCCGCCCGAACGGCTTGCCAACTATTAATAGATAGTTTTTTCAAATCTTTTGAATGCATTATTTGAATTAGTCAAGACTTAATCTGACAGTTACGCATAAAAAGAGTAGATTTGTAACATAAAAGCAGATTAAGTTATGACCACATCAGAAAAAGTCATCAAGAACAAACTGGGACTGCTTGAGCTGTCCCAACAGTTGGGAAACGTGTCACGAGCCTGCAAGATTATGGGATACAGCCGTGACAGTTTTTATCGTTTCAAGGAACTGTACGAGCAGGGCGGAGAACTGGCCCTGCAGGAGATTTCCCGTAAAAAGCCGGTGATAAAGAACCGCGTGGAGGAGCGCATAGAGCAGGCTGTAGTGCAGATGGCCATAGACAACCCGGCTTTGGGACAAGTACGCGTATCCAACGAGCTGCGCAAGAAAGGCATACTCGTATCTCCCGGAGGAGTGCGCTCCATCTGGCTCAGGCATGACATGGAGACCTTCCAGAAACGCCTGAAGGCACTTTCGACCAAGGTGGAGCAGGAAGGCATCGTGCTTGACGAGAACCAGGTGGCCGCGCTGGAAAAAGCCAAGGCGGAGAAACAGGCACACGGGGAAATAGAGACTTATTATCCAGGCTTCCTTGTGGCGCAGGACACCTATTATGTAGGGTATATCAAAGGCGTGGGGCACATTTACCAGCAGACGGTCATCGACACCTATTCCAAAATCGGATTCGCCAAACTTTACGACAGGAAGAACGCGCTCGTGGCGGCGGACATGCTCAATGACAGGGTGGTTCCGTTCTTCGAGCAGCATGACCTGAAACTGATGAGGATGCTCACGGACAGGGGAACCGAATACTGCGGAAACAGGGAAACACATGAATACGAACTGTATCTGGCCATCGAGGACATAGACCATTCCAAGATCAAGGCCAAGAGCCCGCAGACAAACGGCATCTGTGAACGCTTCAACAGGACTGTCCAGAACGAATTCTACGCCATCGCTTTCAGAAAGAAGATATACACCTCGATAGAACAACTGCAGGCAGACCTTGACACTTGGATGAACTCCTATAACACGCAAAGGACGCACTCCGGGAAATACTGTTTCGGGAAAACACCCATGCAGACTTTCCTCGAAGGAATGGAGGTGGCAAGGAGATATCAATTGCAGGATGCAGGGAAAATACAACCTGATGAGCAGGTTATTGGCTCACCAGGTTGTGAGAGTGAGAATAGTTGCGTATCTTCGCAGATGGCATCGGACACTTTTTTTGTCCGATAGTATAGAAAATGTCAGAACAAGTCTTGACTATTACACAATCTTTGATTTTGATCGGTTTAATTTTGTTTTTTACAGATGAAAATGTCTGAAGCCTAATACTTTCTAATACATCGCAAAAACGATAAAAACTTGCACGTAACTCAAAATCGTCATCAGTTGTTACTTTAAGAAAATTTATCTTCAATATTTCGCAATCATTTGTTTTCATAGCCCTATTGTTATTTAGTTTTCTCGTAACCGAACTTGCCCATATATTTTTCTGCGCCTTTAAGACTTTTGAATGTCTTGCTCGTGACAATCGTAACTGCGATATATTAGCGTTCGCCGTTAATGAGAATTGCGCCTTTGCTTTCATCGCGCCGATAGTCTATAATTTTCATAATTGTATTGTTTTATTGTTGCACTTTAGTATTATGTTTATGATGCAAATATAATACTATATTTTTATACAAGCAAATATTTGTAAGATTATTTTATGATATTTTTTGCATTGATATTTGTGTGTACTATTATTTGGTGCTTGTATGTATTATATAGAATATTTATATTTGCATCAAAATATACTATTATGCTACGTATTAAAGAACTTTGCGAAATCAAGGGTATGACCTTGCAAGAATTGGCGAAATCGCTGAATATAACTTATCAATCGTTATGGGCGCAAATGACCGGGAATCCCTCTTTGTCGAAACTTCAGGCAATAGCCGCAGCTCTCGGCGTTTCGGTAGGGGATCTTTTCGCCCCTCAGCCGACGAACACGATCACCTGCCCGCATTGCGGGAAACCTATCAAAGTAGAGAAAGGCGAGTAAATAATAACGAGGCGAGAGGATATGGAAAAGAATGTAAAGTATAGAGGTGAACTGAATCTTGCAGGGATGATTATTCCCTGCTATGTTTTAGACAATGGTACTCGGGTTATTTCAGGCCGAGGAATGCAGGAAGCACTAAAAATGGTAGATGAAGCCGAAGAAGGGAGACAAACTGCAGGGACCAGATTGAGTCGATATTTAAGCCAAAAATCACTCAATCCATTTATTTACAAAGACAAAGGAGAGGACCACTTCAAGCCTATCGTATGTAATGACGGAGGATCAAAAATAAACGGGTATGAGGCCACGGTTTTAGTGGATATTTGCGATGCCTTTCTCGAGGCGAGGAAATCCATTAGCTTGTCCCCTCGTCAGGAAATTATCGCAGCTCAATGCGAAATACTTGTCCGGGCATTTGCCAAAGTCGGCATTGTCGCATTGGTCGATGAAGCGACAGGGTATCAGGCAGACAAGAACAGGGCAAAAGATGAATTGCAAAAGTTCTTATCCCAATTCATTACCGAGGAGGCGAGCAAATGGGTTAAAACTTTCAACGATTCTTTCTTCGAGATGATTTATCGCATGCACAACTGGGACTGGACAATGACCCATAAAAGGCCGGGAGTTGTTGGTAAATGGATAAATGATATCGTGTATGAGCGTATTGGTCCTATCGTGTTGGCCGAACTTGAAAGAGTGAATCCTAAGAATGAAAAAGGTGCGAGAAAGGAGCGGCACCATCAGCATTTGACCGAGGATGTTGGTCGCCCCAAATTAAGGGAACATTTGACTGCGGTGGAAGCACTCGGACGAGCATCTGGCTATGATTGGGCAAAGTTCATGCAGATGTTGGATACTGCTTTCCCGAAACAGTACCAACAACTATCGTTACTATTCCCTGAAGACGTAAATCAGGGCAAGTAATTAGACTGCATTAAACAAAGCAAGGGGCTGTCTAACAAGTTTAGGCAGTCCCTTGCTTTATTTATTTAAGCCAACTTTATACGGTCGGTCCCGCTGCTTCGCACTTCATTTTTCTGCTTCGGATGATTTCGAGAATCACCCGGTCGCCGTCGAGAATCAGCATTCCGTGTCGGCGGGGATCGCCGCCTTTGGTTCGGTACTCTGCTTCGCATTCGGTTCGGATGCGGACACAGCGGAAACCTGCAGCCTCGAAAGCCGATCCGATCAGCGACAGGTCGCTGCGCTTGGAGGCGCAGTACATGCGCGGAATCGCCGCCTCGATGCGGCCCATGTGTTCGATGCAATTTTTCATAGCTTATAGATTTTAGCAATAAAAACTGCGCTACGTGTTGCTAAAGCTCCATAAGCGAGGCTTTGTGGGCGTTTCCGCTACCACACACGGCGCAGTAAATTTCGTAATATGGTTAGAGCACAAAACCGATTTAATTAGCGGTATTGTGCACTTATGGATTTTAGCAATGCAAATATAGACATTTCGACTGAAATAAAAAAATAAGGATATTCTCGGCCCATTATTCATAATCTCAGGTTTATTTTTCGAGACTTATGAGTTCATTATCATCATATACTCTATCAATTTCTCCGGTCTGTTCATTTTTGCATAAATAATTACCCATATTTTCTTCTATTACAATTAATCTTTGTCCTGAATCTTTTGAAATCACAATATTTCCAACGGAAAAACGAGGTTTAATAGGTTGTTGAGGCAAATCGCTTTCTAATTTCTTCGTTGAATTTACTGGCAGATGAATTGTTGAACTAATTTCATTATCAGCTATCTTTGCTGCTTTCTTCAACATTAATCTGACTATTGTTCTTACATCGTTTGTCATGCCCCATACCTTAAAAAATAGTATGATTTGCAGGATGCCGAACACCAGCATCACAAGACCGAGGATAATAGTAATTGTTTCCATATTTTAGTTGGTTTGTTGTATATACCACAATATGTTGTTTGAATCTTTCAATCTCCGCCGCAAAGTCAGAAACGGATTCCACTCCTATACGGGCGACTGTTCTACGCTTTACTCACCTTATTCTATTTCAACGTGTCCTCCTGTTTCGTCTATATAGATATGGACAAATTTAACTTCACGAGTTCCGTCATAATCCGTGCGAATGACCTTAAACCGATGATCGTTTATCTCCTTCTGTAAATATTCGGTCGTGTATTTGGGCTCGTGCGTAAAATCATCCGTGCTTTCTTCAAAAAGAACGATCGTTTGCGGTTCTTTGATGTTATCCAAATGACAGTTGGCATATTCCACATACGCATACAACTGATTATAAACCATCCATTCGCTGGGGTCATTTGTATGCACCACAATATTCCCATTTTCTATTGCGTAATAGAAATTCGAATTTTCAGTTTCGAAATTAAAGACAGGTTCGCTGTTTGGAATATCGTATAATATGAAATTGCATGAATAGCTATATCTGTTTGTTTTTGATATAATCACATGGCTGTTATCATATTTCTGACAAGAAGCCCCAAGATCGTGATTATCCCCCTCTCCGATATTGTATCTCGTATGCTTGTTATCCGCATAGCATGTTATCAAATCCCAATAAGATAGAGTATTATCATTGGAAATATACGCCATTATGAATGAAAAGCAATCTGGAAATACACATAGATTATTTATAAAATGGCTAATGGCTGTATTGTATGAAGGATATTCCCATTGAATCGTCTGTCCGTATGCAGTTGTTATTGGTTTGTCGTCATCGGTAAATTCATATAACAGTTTGTTCGATGATTTGTCGAATACAGCAATCCAAAAATCGGATCTATCCTTACATCCCGTTAAGATAATCGTATTCGGCCATTGTGGCAATTCCGGATAAGATGCAATGCCATCTTTTATACCATACCAATTAAGATTAGAAAGCCTGTTTTTGTCAATGCCATTTAATTCGAGTAGCTGCTCGATGGGCGAAGGTTCCGGCTTCTCTTTGGTTGAGGATTCGGAGCAGGCGTAGAACCCAAGAAGCGCTGTTATTATAAAGAATAATTGTTTCATGATAGCTGCTATAACGAGAACCTATTTTTTACGTTTAATAGTATGCTTTAATTTTAGCACGGCAAAATTCAATTCTATTTCGGTCTCCGTATCCGTTGTCTGCATATCCTCCCCGAACAGATCGGCCATGATTTCGCCGCTTTTCTGCATCAAGGTCTTCTGCTTGAACTCGTCCGGGTTTGAGGACATCTCGCCGATAGTGCGGGACAGTTCGCGAAGTTTGGCGAAAGCCTCGATGATCGCAATAGTCGTTTGCGTAGCCCGTTCGCTTTTCAGAATTGTAGCCAGCATGTAGAGCCCTTTTTCAGTGAATGCCTTCGGTGTCACGGGCGATCTTTTCAAACCTTGCAAGTGGTCGAAATTTTCGACCACATACTGTTTTTCAGCCTGTTGCAGTTCAAATATATACCCGTCCGGGAACTTTTCGGGGTTGTTTCGGACTGCTTCATTTACCCGTTTTGTTTCCACTCCGTAGAGTTGTGCCACGTCGGCGTCCAGCAATACGTCTTGATCGCGAAGCCGCACGACCCTGTCGCGTACATCGCTGAATTTGATTAGTTCGGACATATATAATTCCCTTTAATTACTTTGGCATTTGAAATTCTGGTATTATAGCACCTTCTGAATAGGGAATATTAAAAAGTGTTACGCTTAATTGTCCTTGGTCTAAATTAGATATATCTACTGTATTCCACATTCTGGAAAAATACTGTCCCATGAAAATTCGTTGTACATCCTCTTTTGTTATAATACCTTCACCTGATAAATCATTACCGTATTCTTTAGCACAAAAATTTATAAAGTTATAGGCTGGTTCCGATAAGTATCCAGGTAATCCGATAAAAGTTATGTTTTTTTCTCCATTGGAATGTAGAATTATTTCCGCTTTATCAAACATATTCATCTCCATTGTTGGTAATTCCAAATAGAATTTGTTGATAGCAGTTCCCGCTTCGTTTAATTTTGATTCTATCAATTGAGGGGAATATTTGAAAATATCCCTAATATCTAATTCGAAAAAATCATAAATATTTTGTGTCATCTGTAAGAATATTTGGTGCTGTTAATTAGTGTTTCATTATTTTAGTTTCCCAAATGATTAAGAAGAGGGGATAAATTGCGATTTATTACTATATAGCGTGCTACATCCTCGAATACGGCATCTAACCCTTTAATCATAGCTACATTATATTCCTTTTTACCACTCCTGTTACCCGCAATAACCGGCGGACATCCTCGAAAGGTATCTCGAATTCCGGATAGAAGTATTCACCTTCCATCGGGCCTGTTTCGTGCTTCATGTGATTGTCGCTCATACAACGGAATGCCTTTTTATCCTTGCTGTAATATAACCGTTTGAGAAATCGGTTTTCCTCGGTCTCTATTACATACACGGTTCCCGGTTCAATGAAATGCTCATTGTATTGCCGTAATCCGATTACGCATCCCGCAGGGTAGTTCGGGACCATGCTGTTACCATAGACCCGCATCGCAAATTCGCTGTCTTTGAGCAATCCGCCGATTTCAATCATGCCAACCGGGGCGGTTTGCGCCATTTCCATTGCATAGTTTGTTCCGGCGGCCACTTCTGCATCGTAATAGGGGATAACCTTTCCGGAACTGATGGTGGTATCGCTGTCTTGTTCCGTATTATGACTTTCGCGAAGCATCTCGCCTTCGCCGGTAAGGAGCCAATCTTTGTTTAGATTGTCGCTTAACGAGCATAACCGATCCATGAAGTCTGCCGGGCGTTTATCTGGGGTATTAACTACTTGAGAGAATGAAGATTTATTTTTATAACCAAGTAATAGGCCCATTCCCTCTTGGTTCTTGGCATAGCCATTTCCGATTAGCCATTTTATGGCTTTTTTTATACGTTCAGTATCAGTCATTTGTAAAATAGCCTAAAAATAGTTTAGTTTTTTGTTTGCTAAAAACTAAATAATGTTTATATTTGCATTGTCAAACTAATGTAATGGTCCCCGTTCGATAAACCGAACGCAAGGCGCAAAAACAAAGGTACTAATAAATTATGAAAACGAGGTACAATAAATCGAAGATCATGCGCAATGCCTGGTTCCTGAGAAAGATTCAGCCGACGATGGCTTTCTCGGTTTGCCTTCGCAAGGCATGGCGCAACGAGAAATTGGCGATGTTGGCCGCGAAGATCGAGGGCCGCAATCTCGCCGAGGAAGATGCGCAGGCCAAAACGACGACTTATAACCCCGAGTTGCTGACGATTCCGGCCGACTACTACGGCGAGCGGGGGCGGTATTATGGAGACTGATTATGAGAACGAGCAGGATAAAGAACGAAAAAGGGACGCCGCAGCGTCCCAGTCCCGCCCCTCCGCCCTTGTCGGTTACAACCGGAAGGGCAACGAACGGTAGTGTTTCCGCACATTTTCGCGGCGTCCGAACCTAATGCGGGTATAGGCCCGAACAAACACCACCTTCGGCCGATGAATACTGGTTCTATTCATGGCGTAAAGGGTTAAATGTTGATGGCATCAGTTTAACATCCCATTTGGGAGGACCACCAGCCCTGAGGGGGCAAGACAAAAGTAATTCTTTATTCTGCTTTTTTAAAATTAAAGGAATGAACGACATCACCAAATCGGCCGACAGGCTGGCTGCCCTGCTCGATGAACAGCGGGCATGTATCGAACGAATTATCGCAATACTCGACAAATAAACAATCCATGCTGGTAAAAAAGAACATAAGAAAGATCATCGTATCCCCGGAGGTGAAGAAGGAGATCGCCGCGGAGCTGGGATGCACGGTAGATACCGTTTACAATGCTTTGAATCTGACGGACCCGACGACCGGAGAACAACCTGACCGTATTCGCCGTATGGCGTTGGAGCGCGGGGGTTACAAAGGGACGACGATCAAGTGGATAGAGGAGTGATGACAAGGAGTGCATGGTGGAACAACGAGAGACGCAGGGAACTTGAAGCGGTCTGATGCAAAAGGAGGATAGAGCGTAATTCGCACCTCGCCCGAACCGTATGGCAGGGATGCCGCCTCGGTAAGAAGAGACAAGAGCCGTAACGGCGTTCCCGGGGCAATCGACAATTAAAGCATTGCAGGTGCAAGTCCTGCTGCACTCCCGCAAGTAGCCACCCTATGAGGTGAGGGGTTCGATCGCTGGCAATACAACCCCAGCCGCAAGGCAGAAAGCGATCCGGCAGTCGGAGCCGCACCATTCCGACCGACGCCTGCAACGTATCTGCACTGTGTGCCGCCATTGAGAAGATGCGGCCGCGAGTAAGCGAATAGCCGAAATGCGCGAAAGATCGGCACGGGCTCCGAAGCTGCGACGACATGAGCGGCCAGGACCACCGGGACAAATCAAGCGCATTATATGCCATAGCGGGGTTGAATGTCTCCGCTATGGCTCTAATGCCCGGGCTACAGGATTCATGGTAGTTTGCCATTGTTTGGAGATTGGTTGTGTGTGGCTCGGGCATCTTTTTGACAGACTTAAAACTTCGATGATATGAAACATGATCCGCAAACAAAGATTCTCGCCTACCTGGTAGTGGGCGGGAGGCTCACGGTGAGAAAGGCCGAGCGGCTTTTCCATACCACGGAACTCCGGCGTATCGTAAGCCGGCTTCGTCGCAAGGGATACACGATCAGCTCGGACAAGCTGAGTGCCGTTACCGAGGATGGACGGCCGACGCGGTTCAACGAGTATTACATGCCCCAGGCTGCGAACGCCTGCCAATAGTCCGCGATTGGCTTCTTCTTTTAATTTTAGGTTAGTAGTTTCCGTCCGCCAGCCGTGAGGTCCGCGGGCGGGCGGCTGCCCGAACCGAAGTCCTGCGTTAAGCGCGTGGGAGCGTGACAGGTTCGGGCGGCTTTTATGGAGGGCTACTGGTAGATACACCGGGACATGTATCCGGCAAGCGGCGACGCTTCGGGAGTTCGAATCTCTCACCCTCCGCACGCCTCCGACAGAATGTCGTAGCCGTATCGGCCTTGAAAGTGATAGGGAGCCGATGAATATTTATTTGCTTGCCTTTTTGATTGGCATGAAGCGCTGGAGGTAGCCAAAGAACCTATCTATTTGGTGTCGATCTTCGTATATCGGGGCGTGGTCGGCTTCGGAGTAGCAGCTTGAGACTATATGCAAGTACCTCGGTGACGGGAATAACAGACAAATGGTTAGTCCTTGGTATTTATGACCGTCTTTGTCGTATTTTTTACGTCCAGTTATCTGTGTTTAGGATATATCCGAACGAGGGAACGCATATTATTGAGCTATGGTGTAACGGTAACACCGCAGGTTTTGGTCCTGCTGTTCCCGGTTCGAATCCGGGTGGCTCAACAGGGAGCAATCCCTACGTTGTTCATTTGGTCCGGCTTCGAGATCATTCGATCAACGGAAGCGACAGAAGGTACATCCTTCGACATTCTGCGACCGAGTGAATGGAAGTAGCGAGGTCAAGGCGTCAGCCCACGAAACGGGCAAAGAACGCAAATCGGCGGCGCGAAGCATAGTACCGCCGCCACCGCGGGGGATTCGTCAAGTCCCCCGCATTTTTTGTAATCAAAATTTGTACGATATGCCGAAACCGATCACCGACAAATACGGGAACCTGCTGAAACCTATCCGTATCGACCGCAATACGTTGTTGTATGTCGCCCCGAAAGATGCGACCCAGGCCCGCGCCGAGAAGTTCCGCAAGGATGCGGAGCGGTCGCAGAAAATGGCGTTGAATCTGGTATGAGGTTCCCCGTGTCGGCACAATAAAAGCATGTTTTTTGCTGTTTATCAATAAATTATACGAATATGCGAGAGATTCTATTTCGGGGAAAGGCCGTAGAGAGTGACCCTGACATAGCTCCTGCCGATGGTTGGGTGGAGGGATTCTACTATCAAGACCTCTGCGGCGGTGAAGTCAAACATTTTATTGTATCATGCCCCTGTACCTGGGAGGTGGTTCCTGCCACCGTCGGTCAGTATACGGGGCTTAAAGATAAAAACGGCAAGGAGATTTACGAGGGGGATATTCTTGAGCACAACGGCAAAATTGTCGGGCATATCATTGGAGGTGTGCGTGGTTATTGTTATGACGTTATTTATAAGCAGCCATCACCTGAAAAAGATTGGAGTTTGTATGGTGTCGTGGTTAATGATTACAGGGGGGATGTCGAAGTTATCGGCAACATCCACGACAACCCCGAATTGCAGAAATAGCCGATCCGCTTGCCGTTATGTTTAAAAACCGGCAGGCGTTCGGCAATAAAAGTATGATTTTTGCAGTTTATCAAGAAAAAGTATATCTTTGCCATTGAGAAGATGTTTGTTATGAAAAACCTTTTCATCATATTCTTAGATAGTATTTTATACTTCTTTTCATTGGAAATCAATCCAATAGAGAGGTGTTGCGAACATCGCAAACGAAAGTCTGACATTGAGAATATGGCGCAGGATTGGTACAACGTAGGAAATGACATCAGCCGAGCTTATGAAAAATACAAATCCTGCTGAGAAAAATCACCTCGTGCAAGTTCAACAACATTATTCCGGACCACTTCCGCATCCGGATGCGTTGGCTCGATATGATGAAATCGTGCCCGGTGCAGCCGAACGTATTATAAGGATGGCAGAAAAAGAGATGGAACATCGGCACAGCACAGATGACCAATTGAATAAAAACGCTATTCGCGCTACGTATTTGGGAATCACTTTTGCGTTTATATCCGTGTTGATTCTTTCAGGCTCTGTGATTTACGCATTGTATAAAGGGTTCGATACGGTTGCAGCCTCTATTGCTGTAGGGTCTATTGCCGCTGTTGCCGGAGTATTTATATTTTTCAAATCGAAGCGAAGCAAATAGCAGATTAAAGAATGATGGGCAAAACCGAGGCAAAACCTCGGTTTTTTCGTTTTCTTTTGCATAATGAAAAACTTTCGTATCTTTGGAAATATGAATAACTCAGATGTTATGCAGGATATTAGGCTACATATTCACATTGAAGATACGCAGCCGATGGAACTGCTGGACTTGACGGGATCTCTCGTAGCGCTGAACAGCCAGTATGTTTCCTATCTGAAAAGACACGCCGGGGAGAACATAAGGAGCGAGGCAAAACTATACGTCAAGGAAATACGACACGGTAACGTAATTGTAGAACTCGTAGATACTTTGGCCGTTGCCGTGCTACCGTTTATGGAAAACGCGAATACGATCATCGGATTCGTGGAATATTGCAAGGCGGCGATAGGTTATTTCCTTGGCAAAAGCGATGATAATCCGGGACTGACGGTCTCCGACTGCCGGGATTTCGGGAATATCGTAAATCCGATTGCCGCGGATAATGGGGCTGCGATCAACATCGGCACGTATATCAACGGAGATGTTAAAGTGGAATTAACTACGAATAGTATGGAATCGAATGCCGTACAGAATGCCGTAAGAAAAGAGATCGAGCGGCTCTCGGTGCTGGAGCAAACAGATATGCACAAGAACGTGCTGATGACATGGCAGCAGGCCAGCATCGACATACGAAACAACGCAAAGAACCGAGGCGTCATTGACAGCATAATACCAGGTCGAGCCATGAAAATTCTGTTTGAAGACGATGACGTGAAACGGAAAATGCTGTACGGCGAAGATAATCCTCTTACATCTGTATATGTTGTGGATGTCAAGGTCGAAACCTCACAGAACAAGCCCGTTGCCTATCGCATCGTTAAGCTGCACGAAACGTTCGAAGCATAGCACAACATCCATACGTCAGTGATTTGGTATCGAATTTTCGATACCTTTTTTCGTTTTAATTTTTGCAGATTCGAAATGAATCGCTATATTTGCAATGCCAAGAATCCGCTATTTGTAGCGACAACGTACATATTGAGATGATTCCGCGATAAAGCGGGTCTTTCTTGTGGCGCTTCTCTTACGAGTAGCGGGTTCTTGGCGGAATTAACAAGGAAGGCTCGCCTTCTTTTTATACATACGTTTAACAAACTTTCAGACCATGCCAAGAACCTCTGAAAGTGGTATTAAGACGCAATGCGTCCGATCCACCGTACCGTCTACGACACAGACGATCGTCACCTACAAGTACCTGGGTAAAACCCAACTAATGCGGGCTCGCTTCACACAGAGCCCCGAAACCTACATTATCAGCATCCGGGGCACGCGCCACGACGGCAAGAAGGTCGAGGTGTCGCGCATCTACGACGAGCTGCATCCTCTGATGGCCGTAGGCCGTGCTGTCGTGGAATTCAGCGACGATTACATCGGGTGTACCATCGACTTCATCAACTACAAACAGAAAGTCCTCAAATAGTATGGCCGGCCTGGTAACTTACGTGCTGCTGCTGTCGGTGATAGCGGCGGTATTCGGTGCCGTGTACTCTTCTCCGGAGCGGAAACGGCGGACCGAACAATGGTTGAACGACAAATTCGAGAATCTATGAACGGAGCATTTTCGGAGATCACGGTAAAATCCGTGTGGGTAAAAATGAGCGGTCGCATCTGGCGTTGGCAGTACACGCTGCGGCGCGCCCTTGCCCGGCCTTTCAAGAAACTGCGGCGCCGTATCCATAAGACCGCGCACCGCTCCGTGTTGTACGTAACCGACTGTCGTTAGCCATGAATACGACACAATACCATCCGACGGGTAGGATGGCTCCTGTGGCAGTTGATACGGAGGAGGAGCTCTACGACGTCCCGAGCGAATATATCACGGGATGCGAGGAACGGAAAACACACCCCTCGCTCAATGAGTTTTCGCTCTCCGATTATGCGAAACGGTTGATTTCCGACAGCTTCCGTAAGATGATCGGGGCGGATTCTCGGGGCGATATGGACGGTGAGCGGTACGAGCTCGAATGGGGCAGTTATCACATTACGGCCGTACACCATTACGAGGCCAGCGAAAAAAGGGGCGGAGACAGCTATATGGGTTTCTGCGAGACCTATGCCGAGGTTGTCCGGGATTCGATAGAAATCGTCGAGGTGTGGGATACGGTGTATGGCTGCAACCGCCCGACGCTGCCGGGCATTCTGAATAAGTTTTACGAACGGAAAAAACTCTATTGACTATGACACGAATCGAGTACGCCATCAACGGCAAGTTTGCCGGGGCCGATATGGTAAACCGGGTATTGACCCCTGCGGAAATCGAGAAGTATATCCGCCGGGCCCTCTGGGAAATGGGGGCCGACATGAAGCACAACGTAACATTCGAATAGCTATGTGTGAGATCAAGAACATGACGGAGCAGCAGCGGGCCGCCCTTTCTCGCCCTCTGCCCGCAGAGGCTGTGTCTCCGCATCCGACAAAGAAGTTTCTTTCGTCCATCAAGTCGATATACGTTACCGAGCGGCTCAATGAAGTGTTCGGAACGGGCAAATGGAGGACAGAGACAGAGGTCGTCGATAAAGACGGCAAGATGGTCGTCGTGAAGCTGAAATTTTCCATCCCCGAGTATGAAATATACTACGAGTGTTACGGAGGCAACGACAACACCGACCTGGGGGATGCCTACAAAGGGGCCACGACCGACGCTATCACGAAGGTCGCCTCGTGGCTCGGAATCGGCGCCGAAGTATTCAAAGGAAAGGCAGACACAACGGATGCGCTCCGGTCCGTGCCTAAGTCGATGCCCCAGCAGGCGCCCGCGAAGGCCAAGAACCGCATTACTATGGATATGATCGAGGACAAGACCAAATGCAACAAGCTCCTCGAACGTATCTATGGATTCTACATCAACGACGGATACCCGCCGGAGTGGGATGCAGGCGCCCGGCTCCTCAAATCCTACGATGCGGATGCCGAAGTCGTAGATCGGTTCTCCGAGCTTTTCGAATCATACAGACAGGCACGATTGAATATCAAATGACATGGAGACACAGGCAATATTGCTTCGGGAGATCAGACCTGTATCGGAGATAGCGGATATGGCTATTTCCGCCGTAGTGAACGGAGAGGTCGATCCCATTACGGCGCATATCAATATGAGCCGTGTGGAAGCTGCTATCGCGCAGTTTAAGAGTAACCCGCAGGTCCGCGACATCACGCTGCGAGAGCTTTCGAAGTACGGAAAATCGCACGTATTCGGCGATTGTCGTCTGGAGGAGGCCGAATCGGGCGTGAAATACGATTATTCGACGTGCGGCGACAGCCGGCTGGCGGAAATGTACAAGACGCTGGAGGCGGTCAAGGCCGACATCAGGGAGCGGGAGGCGATGCTCAAATCGCTGCCGGTGTCCGGCATGGCTGATCCGGAGACGGGAGAGATGGTTTATCCGCCCGCCCGCAGCAGCAGGACGATCATTAAAACAACTTTCAAAAAACAATAGCTATGGCAGATTTAATCAACGTATCGTTGTGTCTCACGGATATTCCGAAGGACAAAATCAAGGTAGGCAAGAACGGCAAAAAGTATCTTTCGGTTATGGTGTCGGAGCTTCAACACCCGGACGCCTACGAAAATACGCACTGCGTGTTCATACGTCAGGACAAGGAAGAACGCGAGCGCAAGGACCCGAAGACGTATATCGGAAAAGGCAAGGCGGTAGTTTTCGATAAGGCTCCGACGCCTGCCGAGGTGAACGATCTGCCGGCGGCTGCCGACGTGGACGATCTGCCCTTCTGATGATTCGTGCGTATGGTTTACGATCTGAATACGGACATCGACCGCGAACGGTTCAAGCGACGCGTGTCGGCTTTGTACGAACGTCGGGCGCTTGTCGAGTGTTCGGAACGTAAACCGCAGCGCTCGGGGAGACAAAACCGCTATCTGCACGCCATATTGGGCGAATTTGCCATGCAGACCGGGAATACGATGGAATACGTCAAAAGGGAGTATTTCAAACGGTCGTGCAATCCGGAACTGTTCGTGCGGACTGCATACGACAAGCTGGCGAATCGGGATGTGGAGCGGTTGCGGTCGAGCCGGGACCTCGATACCGGGGAGATGACCACGGCGATCGAGCGGTTCCGCAACTGGGCGGCCGCAGAGGCCGGCATCGACCTCCCTGCGCCCGACGACCTGCAATGGATAGAATACATCGAACGGGAAATGCAACATAAAAAGGCATGGTTATGATATGGCGAACAATAAGACCGGACTGAATTACTACAACGTCGATACGGATCGGTATATGGATATTCGTATCCGGCGGCTTGTAAAGAATCACGGATGCAGGGGGCTTGCTGTTTACGACTATCTGCTTTGCGAGGTGTACCGGGTACAAGGCTGTTTTGCTGTGTGGGACGAAAGTACTGCCTTCAACGTAGCCGAATACCTCGGGCTGAAGGAATCGAATGTTTCGGAGATTGTGAGATACTGCGGTGCGGTGGGTCTTTTTGACAAAGAACTGCTCTCTCGTGGGATCATCACGTCGGCATCCATCCAACGGCGATACCTCGAAATGTGTAGTCGGGCAAAACGCAGGATAATCCATATTCCCGAGATTTGCCGCATTGTTCCGGAACAATCCGACATTATTCCGGAACAATCGCAGATTATTCCGGAAGTTTGCGGTAAAAGAAAAAAAGAAAGAAATATATCTACTACTACAACCGCGCGCGAAGATTCGGATAATTCCGAGGATTCGGTAAAGGACATTTCGCCAACCCCCGAAAAAGGTTGCGCGGAAAAAGCACCCCCGGCGCCGCTGCCCGACGGTACGGTCGAATACGTCCCGATCGCAGAGGTAGCGGCGTGGATGAAGGCGCAGACGCAATGGATCGAGGCATTGTGCATGAACAACCACCTCGATCCCGAGTTCGTGACGCGTAAGATCGACGAGTTCGCGGCGCATTGCGCCGACAACGGAGAGACGGCCAAGGAGAAGCGCGATTGTATGCGTCATTTCAACAACTGGCTGCGGAAGATCCGCCAACCGGCGCCGGACGTCGTGGTACGATCCCGGTGCACCACGGGAGGCTCCCGGCATCCGTCGGCCACATTCGACAACAACCAACACTACGAGAAATTCTGACCATGAACTACGAAGAGGTATTGAAGCAGTTGCGCAGCGTCGGGAACCCCGTGCCGTCGTCCCGGTTCCAGGTAGCGATACCCGATGCCCGCGAGGAACTGCACAAGGCCATGACGGTCGTACTGTCCTCTATGGGCGAGCGTCTGCAATGGCTTCCCGAATACGACGAGGTGGCCGAATGGCTGGCCGGCAACAAGGGCAAAGGGCTGTTTCTGTACGGCAACTGCGGACGCGGAAAGTCGCTGCTCGTCAGATATGCGATCCCGATGCTGTTTCGCGGCTTCTGCCAGCGGATCGTTACCGTTGTGGACTGCGGGACCAACCAGCACAACATCGACGAAATCTTGCGGCATAAATTCATTGCGCTCGACGACATCGGCACGGAGGTCGATCGAAAAGACTACGGGACCCTGCGCAACGTCGTCGTCGAGGCGATCAACAAAGCGCAGGACGATCCGGGCGTGATGCTCGTCATGTCGTCGAATCTTTCCGGAGACGCGATCCGGGACCGATACGGCGACCGGATACTCGACCGCATAAAGTACTTATGCCAGCGGGTGGCGTTCAACGGCAAAAGTTTGAGGAAATGACCTACATCGGAATAGACCCGGGCAAGCGCACGGGATTCGCCGTGTGGTAACGGGATGCCAAATACCTCGCGGAAGTGGATACGATGTCCATCACGCAGGCTATGGAGCGGATTAGGATGATGGCGGCCGTCTTGGGCAAGGACAATATCCGCCTGTTCATCGAGGATGCCCGGAAACGGACGTGGTTCGGGACCAAAGGCCGAGAGGTGCTGAAAGGCGCCGGGAGTATCTGCCGGGACAGCACGATCTGGCAGGACTGGTGCGAGGAGCAAGGGTTTGTGTATCAAATGATCGCTCCTCGGTACAATACCACGAAATTGACCGCTGCGCAATTCAGGACGCTCACCGGCTGGCAGGGCCGGACAACTGAACACGGCCGTGATGCCGCGTGTCTTGTTTTCGGACGGTAATTTCAGCAATGGACACGTGGAATTGAAGTATGGATGCGAAAGAGTTTTTCGGCAGAGTGGAACGAATGCGCAAGGCGCAGAAGGAGTATTTCCGTACCCGTTCGGGGAGGGCTTTGACTGAGAGCAAACGGTTGGAGCGGGAAATAGACGCTGAGATCGAGCGAGTGAACCGGATCCTTTCCGAACGCCGTAATCCGAAGATCGAATTTTAAGAGACAAACGATCATGAACCACATCGAATTATTTAACGACCACTTTCAGAATTTCAAGTCTTACGGCATCCCCAAGGCGCAGCTCATTATCGCCGATGTCCCGTATAACCTCGGATCGAATGCCTACGCGAGCAATCCGGCCTGGTATATCGACGGGGATAATCGCAACGGCGAGAGTGCGCTGGCCGGGAAGCAGTTTTTCGATACGGACAGGGATTTCCGGCCCGCGGAGTTCATGCACTTCTGTTCTCAGATGCTGCGCAAGGATAAACCCGTCAAAGATGAAAAAACCGAGGGAGAGGGCAAGCGGAAAGGCGGTGCGGCGTGCATGATCCTTTTCTGCCCGTTCGAACAGATGCACTATTACATCGAACTGGGGCAGCGCTACGGACTGAAACGCTACATCCCGCTCGTGTTCCGCAAGGATTTCTCCGCGCAGGTTCTGAAGGCCAACATGAAAGTAGTCGGCAACTGCGAATACGGATTGATCCTCTACCGCGACCGTCTTCCGAAGTTCAACAATGGCGGGAGGATGATATTCAACTGCTTCGACTGGGTGAGAGATACTGATACACCGAAGATCCATCCGACGCAAAAGCCCGTACCGTTGCTCGAACGGCTGATCGAACTGTTCAGCGACAAGGGAGATGTCGTTATCGACCCGTGCGCCGGAAGCGGAACGACATTGCGGGCTGCGGCACAATGCGGACGTCGGGCCTACGGGTTCGAGATCAAAAAAGATTTCTATAACGATGCGAAGAAGTATGTCCTTTCCCGGATACAACCTAATTTGTTTTGACGATGACCCACGCATCCCTTTTTAGCGGCATCGGCGGCTTCGATCTGGCGGCCGAGTGGGCGGGCTGGACGAACGCCTTCAACTGCGAAATAGATCCGTTCTGCCGTCGTGTGTTAAAGTATCATTTCCCAAATGCGGAGCGATATGAAGACATTAAAAAATCAGATTTCAGCAAGTGGCGGGACCGTATCGACGTGCTTACCGGCGGTTTCCCCTGTCAACCGTTCAGCCTCGCAGGAAAACGCAAAGGAACCGATGACGACCGCTACCTGTGGCCCGCGATGCTCGGTGTCATTCGGACTATTCGACCGCGATGGGTCGTTGGGGAAAACGTTTACGGCATCGTTAATTGGTCGGACGGGCTGGTCTTCGACACGGTGTGCTTTGACCTGGAGGCGGAAGGATACGAGGTGCAGCCGTACATTATACCGGCTTGCGGTGTCGGCGCTCCCCACCGACGGGACAGATGCTGGTTTGTTGCCCACCGTGCAGACACAGGGATTGAAACGATGCGAGAAGGGCAAGACGGTTTTCATGCCGCTGGGATTGTTGCCGACCCCGACTGCGACAGATGCCGGATCGGGACGTACCAACCGAAGTCCGTCTCCGGGAGCAGCCGAACGACCGACAATCGCACTTGCGGCGAAGAGAGGTCTCCTGCCTACACCTACGGCCAACGATGCGAAGAATGCAACGCTTCCGAAAAGTCAAGCCAAACGCAAGGGCTCAGTATCCAAAATGGCAATGGGATGCGACGGATACCTGACTGGAGCGGGTTCCCGACTGAATCCCCTGTATGTGACCGAAATGATGGGTTTCCCGGTGAACTGGCTGGTATCTCCTTTCCTGCGTGGTGCAGAGAATCGATCAAAGCCTGCGGAAACGCCATAGTCCCGCAGGTGGCGTTGCAGATATTCAAGACGATCGAAGAATACGAAACAAAACAACTGAGATGAAAGAGCAAGTTACAAGCATCGAGCAGTCGAAGCGATTGATCGAGCTGAGCGTGCCGGCGGAGATGGCCAGCATGGTATGGTTCCCTGAGTATAAAATTGGGGATA